ATGTTCGCGGGTCAGGACGCGTTCTATGAGAAAGCGGAAAACGCGGATGCTAGGGCTGTGGAACTGGCACGTGATCTCGCGGTTACGGATTGGGGATGGTTTTCCCGGTTCCTTCCATGGCTTAGGTCTGACGGGAATATCCGGACGATGGCTACGATCCTCGCGGTAGAAGGGGTTCGTACTCGTGTCGCTGCGAAAGAGGATGTGAAACTCCTCAGCGATGTCAAGGATTACGGGGAAAACCATCTTACGAACCGTCAGGTCATCGACAAAGTACTTCAGCGGCCTGATGAGCCGGGGAAGATGCTTAAGTATCACTTCACGCATTACGGGAAGAACGTTCCCAAGCCGATCAAAAGGGGAATCGCTGATTCGGTGATCCGGATGATCAACCAGCGTCAGGCTCTCCGGTATGATAAGCCAGGGGATGACATCCGGCTGGGTGATGTGATTGAGTTCACGCACCCTGAGGGTAAGGACGCGGAACAGCATATGTTGTTCACGCATCTGATCACTTCCCGGCATGACAGGGAAAACTATGAGCCTCCCGCCGAGTTGGAAGAGATTCACGCTCGCTGGGAACTGAACAAAATGACCCCGGATGAAAGGCATGAGTTCGGGGCGAAAGTTCAGGCTCTTGACCCGGATGCGCTGAACCTGTGGCGTAAGGCTCTGGCAGGGTCTTGGGAGTGGGGTAAGCTCTGGCTGGGTGAGAAATAGTGGAGAACCCCGCGACTTGGGGTCCAGCGGAGAAAGTGATAGACGCGGCGATATCCAATCATGATTACCTGGTCAGGGTTAACCCTGGTTTCTGCGGGTTGTCCCTGACCAGGCAGATCGCGGATGCGCTTCGTGAAGCAGGGCTACTAGTGGAGGATGCGAGTGGACCGGGACGAACGTCAGCAGATCATCCGTGAACTAGCAGGGAAATACTCTTTCAAGGGAAGAAAGATATGCGGTGTCCCGTTTATGTCCGGGGACGGGACTGTAAGCAGTCTAGTATGTGATTTTGACCCGGACCACGAAAACGGGCATTCATGGGAGGTATATTATGAGCGTCCAGAGACTAACTGACCGGGAACAGTGGGAACTGTTCATCCCTGAAATGGGTTACATGGCGTTGCTGCGGAACCTGCGTAATTTCGATGACGCGCAGGTCCCTGATGCTCTGGCGAAGGCTGTCGCGAAGAAGCTTTCCGACCCTGGTGAAGTGAAGCGCAGCAAGCAGTTCCCTTACGCGTTCCACACCGCGTGGCTGAACGTGCCGTCCCCCCGGTGGAAGAAGGCGTTGGATAAGGCTCTGGACCTGTCGGTTCCGAACCTCCCTGAGTTGGACGGACGGAACCTGATTCTCGTGGACACGTCCGGGTCAATGTCCGCGCCTATCTCAAACACTCCTCAGGCTCGGCGTGGTCGTATGGCTATGGACCCTAACACCGGGGGTTACCGGGTGAATTAGCCTAAGGTTCCCTCAAGGATGGGTGCCGCTGCGATCTTCGGTATCGCGCTGGGTATGCGGAACAAGGGTAAGGTGGACTTGTGGTCGTTCGCGACCGGGCAGGAAGACCTTACCGCTTTGACTAACCCTCAGGGCGGTGACGGTATTATCGATGCCATGACGATTCTGGAACGACGTTCCGGTAATGTCGGGCATGGCACGGATATCGGGGGGGCTATCCGGAATACTTATAAGGGGCATGACCGGGTGTTTATCTTCACGGATATGCAGTCGATGCCTGATGAGTATGCACGGATGAACCCTGGCCGTGATGTCACGATGTCCATCCCGGAGAACAAGCATGTTTACGGGTTCAACCTCGCCGGATACTCCAATTCCGCGATGGATACGAATGAGTTCCGGCATGAGATGGGCGGTCTTACTGACGCCACGTTTTCCCTGATCAAGAACATCGAGAATGGTGTTGCAGGGGAATGGCCGTGGGACTGACCGGAACACAGAAACACAACATCGGGGTTCTTGCCGCATGGGTTTGCGGTTTGACTGTCGTGGGCCTGGTTGTATGGTTGTGTGTAACCATGCTTCCGTCGACCGGGCCTGCGAACGCGGATACTCCTCCTCCGGTTCCGCAGCAGTACGCAGTACAGTATTCGCAGATCAACACCAGCCAGGACGGTCAGGCTGATCATTACTGTGTTCGCGGGAAGAACGGTGTCATGGACGGGTTGTTTTTTGAACAGCAGAGTCCGTACACGTTCACTGTGGTAGCAAACGACCCGCTATGCTGACCAGGAATCAGAAGAACAACCTCGGTGCCCTCGCCATGGCCATTGTACTTGTGGTTCTGGCGGGGGTCACCGTATGGTTGTGTTACCTATCGTTCAACGATTCATTCCAGCATTACTGCTATGGTACTACTGGGGTAAAGATCATAGACCAGAAGGAAGCTTACCTGTATCCCAGCGATCCTGCATGCCGGTAAATGGGTACCCCGTATCAGGAATCCTACGGGGATTACGGGTATTCAAAAGACGAGGAACATATAACTTATAACGATGACCTTGACAACCGGGAACTTGACTTTTACCGGAGCAGGTATGCAACCTGGTATAACCGGGAAACCCATCTGTGGGAATGCGGCTGTGAAGCGTATGAGAAGTCACATGTGTGTAAGCATGTTCACCGGTTCCGGGGTCAGCAGACTATCAAGGTGAAAGAGGAATACCTGTAATGGATATAGCAACTTTGCTGGTTATCGTCGGGGGTGTCGCGATGATCGGTAAAATCGTCACGCAAGTCCGGTTCACTGATACCCGGTGGGTAGTATGGTCGCTGCTGATGGACGCGACGTTCGCTATCGCGGATATCATCTGGGGTGTCCAGTACCTTTTCCATGATCCTCCGTGGTCCGCGTTTTCTTTCACGTTTGCCGCGTACTGGATCTGGCAGTTCTGGGATGACTGGCGGAACTGGAAAGACAAGAAGAAGATCAGGGAAGCTCTCGGCGCGAAGTCCCGTGCCCTGAGAGATAACCTGGTTAAGCGTATGCGGGAAGGTGCTTCCCCTAGCCCGGTGAGGATTCCGGTATGAACACAGGGAAAGAACATGTTTTCCAGTGCGACTGTCACGACTTCCATTTCCTGACTTTCAACTGGTATCCCCCGGACAGGCATCTGGACCTGGAAATAGAAGGGTACATCGATGTCGGCGGGGACTACTGGAACATGTCACGGTGGCGGGAACGTATCAAGGTTATCTGGCGGGTCATCCGGAACCGGCATGCTGCTCCGCTGGGACTGGTCTTGAATCAGTCTAAGGTCATCGAACTGCGGAACGCGTTGAACGAGTTCCTGAAGGATGCGGGAGTAGATGGGACTTTGTGATCACTGCGGTCTTGTCCTTAAAGGGTTCGGGACGGTAACACGTCCGGACGGGACGGTCGCGAAGCTCTGCCATACGAACGCTATCGGAAGACCCGACTGTTATAGGAGGGTCACCTTGTATAAGGAACCGCTGGGGTTCTTGAAGGATGTTAAACCCCCGCTCCCGGAAGGTGTGTCCAAGACCATCGACCCGGTTACAGAAGTGCTGAATGAGATTCGGGAAACATTCGGGGACACCCCTGTCACGGTGTGTGTCACGCATAAACGGTTTATCCCCTGCCGGAAGAACAATGATTCGTGTGTTCTTTCCACGGATGAGAACGATGTTAAAGTAGTGCGGGATTATCATAATGGGGTATTATATTATGTATGCCCAAGGTTATCCCGTATCCTGTCGCGCTGCGCGCGGATCTTCGTGATCAGGTTAAAGAAGTATTCATGCTGGCATTGCGGCTGGAATCTGTTATTGCGGTGAAGTCCCGTGGATCTAGTGAAGTGTTTCACGGGAAAGTTGATCATAGTCAGCCGCCGTGGAACGCTCCGGTGGCTGGCCTGATCATGGAGTTGCATGCGTGGACCCGGTTCACGGAACGGCTGTGGCGGCGCTGCGCGGGCCTCCCTGTCCGGGACCGTGGCGGGGGTCACAGGAATACGTGGAAAGCTCTGGAAGCGCTCACAGGGCTTTCTGAGGCCGTAGACGATGCCCTGGTGGCTGAGGATAAACGGTGGCTGTCCTCATGGTCTAGGCGTGCCCGTATTGTTTTGGGTGAAGAAGAGTCTATGAAACGTCTTCCCCGGAATATCGGGTCACGGGAACCGAAATGCCCTTGGTGCAAGAAAACCAGTCTAAGACAACTCGCACTTGAAGGCAGCGTGTTTTGTATTGATCCTAAATGCAGGGATGAAGAGGGCAGGCGTCCGAAGGCTTTTCTGGAAATGTTCCACGGTGAACCCGTGCTTAGATGGCAAGATGATATTATTGGAGCACCGTAATGCAAGACGCTAACCTTGAAGACAAGTTCGGGTCGTACGGGGATAAGAATTATATTGCCCCTCTCCCGGATGGTGTTGTACCAGCAGAAGATGATGACGGTTTGACCTGCGACTGCGATCATAGAAAGACCCGTGGCTGGAAAGGTAAGCTTCCCGTAGCTTTGGACGGGAATAACTGGCCTTTGGATTTCGCTGCTAAGATGATCGGTGCTTCCGAGAAAGACCTCAGAGATCTTGTCAGGATTCTTGAACTGGAACCTTTGGGTACGATGAAGATGTCTCCGTACCGCAGGTCCGGGCGTAATCCTAGGGCTTATAATGGTTCTAAGCTTGTTGAAATGTGGGATGCTATTCAGGATTTGCGTGAAAAACTCCGCGAGGATTGACATTTCCCTTTTCACCTGGTAAACAGGTAAAGAGAAGAGGTCTGTCCACGTAGGGTGATAGTGTAGGCGAAGATACTGGATACGAACTCCCTGAAGAGTTCCATCTGTGGCCTGAAGCAGTCCAGAAGATATTCATTGACCGGATCAACAAGCTCAGGCCGAAACCCCCGCGACCCTGGTATACAATTGCGCGGCCTAAACAGCTTCCGCCTGACCATCCGCAGCACCATGACACTGACCGCAACGGATACTATTGCCGTTGGTATGAGAAAGACGGGACAGAACACCGTTGTGAAGGTCAGGACGACTGGTATATATGGTTGCTTCTCGCCGGTCGTGGCGCAGGGAAAACACTTTCCGGATCAAACTGGATTCTCGAACAGGCTCTCACGTACCCTAATACCAGGTGGGCTGTTGTCGCGCCAACCTACGGTCAGGTGCAAAAGGTCTGTTTCAAAGGTGACTCCGGGATTATCGCGCAAGCCCTTCCCGGTGAGATCCCCCCGGATGGGTATAATAAAAACGAGTTGACCATTACGTTGAATAATGGTTCAGAAATCCACGGATTCTCAGCGGAAAACCCGGAGAGAGCCCGTGGATTTAACCTTTCCGGGGCATGGCTGGACGAGGTTGGTTCTTACCGGGGGACTGAAATCTGGGATGAGGTTCTTCAGCCTGCGTTGCGTAAAGGTGACCCTCGTGTAGTTGTCACTACAACACCTTCAGCTTCACTGCTGCTGAAACGCTGGTATGATCTTTTCATCCGGGAATCTAAAGAGGGTCGCCCTTGTGACGTGCATCTCACTCATTCCACGTTCCGTGAAAATTATGCTCTCCCCCCGAAACGAGTGGAAGCGCTTGAAAGGGAGTACGCGGGTACCCGTGCGGGTCGTCAGGAACTTGAAGGTGAGATGCTTGAAGACTTCGAGGGTGCCCTGTGGAAACGGGAATTCATCGAGAACGCGAGAATAGACCCCGCCGATTTTGACGTGGACCGGATGACACGGATCGTCGTAGCGGTCGACCCGTCTATGACCTCTGGTGAGAAAGCTGACGAGTCAGGTATTGTCGTCGCCGCGATGGACAACAACAAAGACGGATACCTGATAGCAGACCTCAGTTGTCACGGAACCCCGGAAAGGGTTATGCGGGAAGCAGTAGCAGCTTATTACAAGTATGGTGCTGACTGTGTTGTGATGGAAGCTAACCAGGGCGGGGATTATCTCACCACTGCTCTCAGGGCTATTGACCCTGGTGTCCCCCCTAGGGTTGTTCGTGCTTCTAAGGGGAAACTGATCCGCGCTCAGCCTATCTCAATGTTGGCTGAACAGGGAAGACTTCACCATGTGGGGTATTTCCCGAAGCTTGAAGACCAGTTGTGTATCATGACTCCTGATAATAAACGGGAACATGATGACCGGGCTGACGCGTTCGTATGGGCGTTCAGTGAACTCAGGGGTATTACTGAGGGGTCGTATCTGGATGCGTACGGGTTTAAGAAATGTGAGTCTTGCCAGTATACTTTTAATAAGTCTCACGGCCAGTGCCCGCGTTGCGGGTTCAAGAATCAGAAGGAAGAAAAACCCGTTACTCCCGGTGACTGGGCACGTGCTTACAAGAATACCTGCCGTAAATGCGGTGAGGTTTATCCCCAGAGGGAGGCGGTATGCCCGAACTGCAACCCGAGTCCGTTTGCTTATCTTGCGAAGGTATCTCAATTTACGAATAGGGGAATGAGTTCAGTGCAGTATACTGAGAAAAACTGGTTTCAGGGTAGGCGTGTCTGATGGTGACGAAACGGAAGCAGAATCCAACTTACGGACGCAAAGATCACACAGGGGAGCAGTATGGGATGCTCACGGTTGTTGAGCTTGCCGCTGAAAGATATAACCGTGAGTGGTGCTGGCGCTGCCGATGCGATTGCGGTGGTGAGAGGATTGTACGATCTGGTCAACTATATAAGACACGTAGTTGTGGTTGCACTAAATTTTATCGTAAACTTTCTCCGGAGGAAGTATCACGGAACAAGGTGTTTAGTGCATATCGGGTTTCTGCGCGGAACCGGGGATATAAGTGGAACCTAAATGTTACTGAGTTCACTGACTTGATATCACAAAACTGTCATTACTGTGGCTGTACACCCGCAAATATAAATCGTGGCGATTTTCTTTACAATGGTATAGATCGTATCGATAATACCAAAGGGTATGATTCCGTTAATGTGGTGGCCTGCTGCTGGATTTGCAATAAGGCCAAGGGAAGCTTGTCATATGACGAGTTCAGAAAATGGATCTTCCGGATCGCTGAACATCAGCGCCGGTCAGAAAACTTCTGATTCCCTGACCTGTAACGCTACTACCGCTGTTTCTTCTGAGGCCGGTCGTGTACGATTGTATTGTACTGAGAAGAAACGCCACCGTGGTGATCATTATGATAACGTGTTTTCTGTGGCGTGGCCTAGATTGAGGAAAAGTGGCTAAATTCTGTATTGTTCTTGACGACGGAATGGACGACGAAACCAAGGCTCATTTCCGGGTCCGTTTTGAAGCTCACGAGGATTGCGACTGGTGCGGCGGGATACATCAGGGGCAGTGCCCCAGGATTAAGAAGATTGTCTACCATCCGAATGATGACCGGCAGATCCGTGAGGTTGAATTCTGGGCTGAGAACGACTGGTCCCGCGCAAACATCGTGTTCCCTGAGGATGTTGTCTAGTGTGGGCTGGAACAAAGACCATAAACATGTATGGCATTTGCAGTTGCATGTAACCTGGGTTGTTGAAGATAAAGTGTACTTCGCTGCATGCTGTGAATGCGGTCGCGCGGGATGGAAACTGGCTCCGCAGGGCAAAGTGCAGCCTATTTAACGTTTTTCGGTTATACTAGGGTTTGGAAGCATCCGGTCTATTACCCGAACGATCCAGGGTAACTTTGTCAGTGCTGGACAGACGGCACGGGGAATACGCCGGGTGTTTACCACCCGTAACTAGTTTTACTAGTATATACTTGCAGTAAGCATATTTATGCCCCGGTTCTGCCGGGGTTTTCTGTTTCCAGGGATGCTATGTCAGAAATCGAATGGGAAACTGGGGTACCAGAGACAAGGTGGACTGTGGGATTCGAGAACCTTACTTTCTCACACCTGTCTACAATGTACGCGCTGATACCGCTTTCGGCTAAAAAAGCTGGTGTACCGTACAATCCGACAAGTGACGCATTGCAGTTCGCGTTCATGCCGAACTCAGTGCAGCAACCGGTAAACGCTGACTGGGTGAACGGGGTATGGGAGTCGGTTCCGACGAACATTATTTACCCGTACAACGCTAAATGCCTTGTGGGACCGAACGGCACCACAGTCCTGACTCTCGGAACATACATTATGTACATGAAGATCACTGACAGCCCTGAAACCCCGGTGCTGGTAGCCGGTCAGCTAACCATCAGTTAGGAGTGGTATGCCGATATCGGGGCTGACAAACATTATTGTCACCGGTACGTATGAGAACTTGCAGGGAACAGGACTGAACGGGACTGTCACCCTGACCCCTACTTCGGCTGTCGTTGACGCTTCACAAAAAGTCATTATCCCGGTTAACGGGATCACTGTACCTGTGTCCGGGGGTACGTTCTCGGTCACTGTCCCGACGACCGATAATGTTGGTCTTTCCCCGAGCGGGTGGGCGTGGAACTTTAACGTTAATGTTCCCGGTATCGCGGGAGTGCAGTCGCAGTTCAACGCGTTTCTTTCGTCAACCCTCGGTTCCACTGTCGATATGTCAGCGTTGACTCCCGCTTTCGGTGTTTTCCCAGCGCCTACATCTATTCTTAACTCAACGAATATATGGACTGGGGCTAACACTTTCTCTAATACTACGACTTTCTCAACGACCGCTACGTTCTCCGGGCCTGTTACAATTCCCGGTGGATATCTCGGGTTGGTTGCCACCACGGGTACAGCGGGTACCGCGTTGATTAACGGTTCTCAGACTATTACCTCGTGGACTGCTCCTAGCGACGGTCAGCTTCACCGTGTTCTTATCATGGCGATTCAGTCTGTGACCAGCGGTGAAACAGGCGGTGCTTGCAACGCGACTTTGACGATGCCTGACGGTAACCCGTATTCCCCGCAGATTTTCGGTGGTAACGCGGGTCTCGGCGGTCACAACATGAACTTCTCCGTGTATGTCATTAAAGCAGGTTCAGTTTTCGCTGTCACGCAGACCGGGGCTTTGTCCGGTGGTGCCGCGACAATGTGGGTTGAACTGTGGGGAGCATAATAGAATGAGGTTTTATGGCTAACAAGGCCAGGCTTGCTGCTGCGCTGAAGGCTTTGCCACCAGGTACGAGGGGTTCTATCGCCCCTCAGTCTTCAGGTATGGGCAGGGTCAGCCCTGTTCAGTCTGAAATGTATTACCAGAACCCGTATAAAGGATCATATGGTCCGTTTATGCCACGGCAGCCGGAAGCGTTCTCTGATGGTGCTTTCTCCCCTATGCCGCCTATCCAGCCGGTTCCGGTTGACCAGCCACCTCCGGGGGGAACATTCCCGGACCCTAGGTACTGGCCGTATACACCAGGCTGGAACCTTCCCACACCTCCTGGCACTGAAGGTCTTAAACTAGCTTCATTTGATCAGTTGAAGACTCTTTCTGAGAAGTATTCTGTTGCCCGTGCGTGCATTGAAATGCGTATTGAGGAAATCCGTGGTCTGACGTGGGAAATCACGATGACTAAGGAAGCTGCTAAAGCTTACCAGGGTTCCCATTCAATGATGAAGGATTTCGGGGAACGTGCAGCAGAAGCAACAAGGTTTTTCCGCAGACCTGATAAGGGTTACTGGAACTTTGATTCTTTCCTCGGCGCGCTGCTGGAAGAGATTTTCGTTTACGATGCGTTGACCCTGATTTTCCGGCCTAAGTATGGTGCTAGATTCGGGATGGGCGGGAAAGGTCTTCTCGGCAGTGACCTTGACACGCTTCGGCTGGTTCCTGGTCCTACTATCCGGCCTTTGGTGGATTTGCATGGTGATCCGCCGATGCCGCCTAACCCTGCTTACCAGCAGTATTTGTACGGGGTTCCCCGGTCTGATTACCGGACGATCATGTACGGGGATGACCTGGAAGCATATGGTATTGAGGGTGAGCATGTAGCTGAATATCGTTCGGATATGATGCTGTATGCACCGTATTGGGCGCGGAGGGAATCTCCGTATGGTTTCCCTCCTGTTGAACGTGCTTTGCTGCCTATTATTTCAGGTTTGCAGAAGCAGGAATTCCAGTTGGATTACTTCCGGGAAGGTTCCGTACCTGCGGTTTACATTAGTCCTGGTGATCCGAATATTACTCCTACGCAGATCCGTGAACTTCAGGACGCGTTGAATGGTATTGCCGGTGACCCTGCGTTTCACTTGAAGGTTGTTGTTCTTCCCCCGAATAGTAAGGTTGAACCTCAGAAGCCTGTTGACCTGTCTGACTCGTTTGATGCTCTGGTTATGGAGCAGGTTTGCATGGCTTTTGATATTCAGCCTATGGAACTGGGTATTATCCCTGATATTGGCGGCGGTCAGACTGGACCGAGTGCGTCTGCTGTTCGTTTCGCTGCGCAGGAAACACGTGATATTAAGTCCCGTAAGTCCACGAAACCTTTGCTGAAGTTTATCTGTGATATTTTCAATATGGTTTTGCAGGATATCTGCCATCAGGATGATATGCGTTTCCAGTTTGAAGGTCTTGCTGATGATGAGGATAAGCAGGCTATTACTGAACTCGGCGTACAGCAGGTGCAAAATGGTATTGCTAGTATTGACGAGGTCCGGGACCGTCTGGACATGGCACCGTGGGGTCTTCAGGAAACTTCCGAACCGGTTGTGTTCACTGCTCAAGGCCCGATTCCGTTTTCCATGGCACCGGAACTCATCCGGATGGCGCAGCAGAACGCGGGCGGCGGTGGTGGTTCATCGTCCTCTTCTGGATCTAAGAAGAAATCCAACAATCGCACGCAATCTACAAATAGTGGACAGAGATCTTCAAATTCTCCTGCTCCTAAGACAAAACAACCGTCAATCCGGGCGGGAGGGCAGACTAAGCCCAACGGATCACACCCTGCCCCGGTCAGTCCCGCGAGGGAATCCCTTACTCCCGGTCATTCCGCTGCTCGTGGTGCTATCCAGTCCCCGACCCCGCGTACCGGTGGAACTCCAAGCAGGTCTAGTGTTGCCGGGTCACGGAAGAAAGCTATCGCGTCGGAACTGGATTCCCTGAAACGGCATTTGCGTAAGGACAGGGAAGCTATTTACACATGGGAACCACGTCATATTGATACTCTTACTCTCGCGAAGATCGCGGATGACCTGAATAACGGTGTGCTGATTGACGTGGCAATTGCACGTGCCGCTGATGCTGTCCCTTTTGACGTGGATACTCAGGTTAAGGTTGCGTTTGATTATATAGAGGACACTTACGGGCCTATCCAGATTCAGTCTCCTTTTTACGAGCAGGTAGTTTCCCCTGATTGGGTGCAGAAGAAAAAGCAGTGGCCGGGATGGGAACGTGACCTCGGTCTCGTCGGTCAGTATAAAGAGCAGATAACTGCTGCTTTCCAGGCGGCTGACGTGAAAGCTGATGTTATCCGTAAGCAGGCAGCATCAGGGAAAATGTATGTTGACTCAGCTACCCTCCGTGGCCTGATAGCTCAAGAGGTGCATGAGACGTTCACTGATGTTCTGTCGCCACTCTGGTCGGAGGCATGGCATCTGGGGTATGAGTCCGCGAAATCCCTGGTCACAGGGGTCGATGCAAATTTCAGTGAAAAACACGACAGTCTTGCTCTTGAGAATTTCATAAACACTGAAGGTGTCCATTGGACGGATAAGATCGCGAGGACCGGTCTTAACCGTGCTAATGCACGTGCAGAGGTCATTTCCCGCACGGAAGTGGCGCGTGCGATGAACGCTGGTGCTATTCAGGCGTACCGTGATCACGGGGTAACCCATAAGCATTTGCTGGTGGCTCCTGATGATATTTGTGATATTTGCAAGACCGCGAAAAGAGAGGGTGTTATCCCTCTTGACAGTATTTTCCCGTCCGGGGGATTGGGTGGTCCTTTCCACCCTAATTGCCGTTGTGTTCCTGCTCCTGCCGGGGTTGATCTGGAACCGCCGCAAGCTCACATAAAGAAGTCTGAGTCTGTGCAAGAGGATAAGAATGTTCTTGTGTGGCTGCTTCTCCGGGCTCGGGATAAGGATGGTAAGTACCGGTTCTTGTTGCAGCAGCGGAATGACGGTTCCTGGGGTATGCCAGGCGGTCACGCGCATGTGGGTGAAGACCCGTGGCTTGGTGCTCTCCGGGAAACCACTGAGGAAATCGGGGATCTCCCTGAACTTGCTTGTGTTAAGACTTTTCATCACATGGAAGATGGTAATAAGACTCAGGTTTACCTGTATTTGTGTGATACCAGGTATTTCCACCCTGAACTGAATGGTGGTACTCCGCATGAGACTCGTGGTACCGGGTGGTTCCGGAGGAAGGAAATCGGGGAGTTGAATCTTACTCCTAAGTTCCGTGAGGATTGGGAGAAAGGCATTAAGCTTAAGGATAATGCTAATAAGTCTATTGTTAACACTTTGTCCGGGGAAATGCTGGAAACAATACCTGAGGCTGGTACTTTGTTCCCCGCTGGTGCCCGGTGGCCTTATCCTAGGCGTTCCGATGGGGCTGAGGACCCGCATTACGGTACTGCTGAGACCCCTGAACCACCTAGATGGGATGGTATGGAAGGTACTCATCCTCGGGTGTATGCCCCTGATGGGGATGAGACGACCGAATATCCGAAGAAGCGACCGTCTCCGAATAAGCGTCCGAAAAAGTTCCCTGACCAGGAACCTGAGATGATGCAGCCGCGTGAGGATATTCTCACATCACCTGGTGAGTCGGTCGGGGTGGAGGTCGGGGCCTCTCCTTCCGCTAAGGCTGGTCCGCGTCCTGTTGTGGGTTCTGTGCCTGCGGAGACACCGCATCCTGTTAGCCCTCATGTTGATGCACCTGAACCGTATGATCCGGCTGAGTCGGTTGCTGTTGAAACTGATCAGGGTATCGGTTATTATCCGCAGCCGAAAAAGAAGAAGAGTGCTGGTGGGCCTGCGGATTACAGTGATCCGAATCCTGTTGACGCTGAGCATGTTTACGTGCAGATGGCGAAGAATTTCCCGCCTGATGCTATTCAGTGGGTGAAACGAGCACGGTGGATCGGCCCGGTTAACATTCCGTGGGAACGTATTGATGATGATGATGTTGAATCGTGGGCTGCTTCTCATCAGCCTGAGAAAGTCAAGGAGTTCGAGGATCTGATTAAGTCTCATTCAGGTCATGTTGCTCCTAGTGTGACTATTCAGGATAATGACTCCCCGAAAGCTATTATTATTGACGGTCATCATCGGGCTTTGGCGCGGAAAAACCTGAAGATGCCTGTCCTTTCTTATGTCGGTATGATTGACCCGAAGGATCGTCAGGCTGCTGAGGAAACTCATTCAAAGCAGATCCATAGCGGAAGTGACCCCAAGAACGCATGAAGCTTGAGAAGTTCAACGAAATCTGTCAGAAGAAATGGGATGACGGACGCGGAGATGTTCAGGAACTTCATCTTCGTGAAGAGTCATTTGATGAACTGTGGACGGATATCCTTATAAGCAGAACCCGACCGGTGTCCATCCTGAATGCTTCAGCGTTGCTGAACCCTGTTACCCGTAGTGAGGTAAGGATAAGGATCACTAAGGCTTCTAAGGATTTCATCCTGACTCACTATAAGGCAGGCCGTAAAGAGAGGGCTGATGTTGATGGTTTACAGTGCTCTTGACGACCGTCCCAACGCATGTGAGGGATGTAAGGCACCTGATTATCCTTCTCAGTTCGGTCCTTCCGCTAAGCAGATCACGTGGAATAACGTTCTTAGTCTTTGGTTGTGCGCTGACTGTCAATACACCTGGTCGAACTGGCAGAGCACCAACTGGCCTAGCATTGCTATCTCGAATGTTAAGAAACCAGCATTCCTTGCCTTGTTGGAGAAGGAAAATGGAACAGGTATCTAAGGAATCAGTTAACTACCGAGAAGGTAGTCCTGCTAAGCATTGCGGTAACTGTGTTATGTTCCACCCTGCCGACCATACATGTGATCTGGTTAAAGGGAATATACAGTCAAATGAGGTTTGTGACCGTTGGGAGGCTAAGGTGAACAAAAGCGAAGATCTGGAACTACTTGCCATGCAGCTTACCAAGATGCGTGGTAACCTTATCGATTATGTTGATAAGACTGAAATGTTCATCCGCGTTGACCCTGCGACCGCTCACCAGTATTCCGCTATGGCTTGGGATATCCGCAGGAAAGCATATCCTATGCTGGTTAAGTTGTTTGATGCTGGCATGGATGTTGCTCCGTTGGAGTTCGGGTGGGATGTTGAGCAGCTTGTTTCTGATGAACTCCGTAAATGGTTGTGCAAGTCTGAGGAAACACCGTATTTGTCTTCTCATCATGCACCGATAGGGCATGAGGGGTTGTGGCATACTCCTAATAAGAAGCATCCTCAGAAGGAACAACTCCCGGCCTACGTGCAGAATATTCGTAACGCTTTGATGAGGTCAGGGCACGGGGAACAAGAAGCACACGCAATGGCGATTGCAGCAGTTAAGCGTTGGGCTGCTGGTAAAGGCGCATGGGGACACAAAGGTAAAGTTACGCCTGTGGTTCAGCAAGCGGCACAGAAAGCCTTGGAAGAGTGGAACAAGCTCAAGGAAGAACATAGTGGCTAAATGCTGTCCTGAGCCGACACTAGCTGTTGATCTATGTCGTAAGCATTATATGGAACAGTATGAACAGCAACGCAAGTCTGAACCTTGTTTGATTTTTGGTTGTCTTCGCCCTAACCACCGTCGCGGCTGGTGTTCCGCCCATTATCAACGCTGGCTGAAGTACGGTAACCCGCTTGCTGGTGAGCCGATGCGAGTTGTTCGCGGTACTGGTGACCGTTGGAAGTACGACGAGGATCGTAGAGCTAAGCATGCGAAGATGTCGCAGGTTACTGGTGAGACCGCTGAGTATGTAAAGATACTCCGCAGAGACCCGTGCGTCTACTGCGGAGCACCTTCCGAACACATAGATCACATTATTCCGTTTGCGGATGGTGGTCCTACTGATTGGACGAATCTAGCACCTACATGTGCCAGTTGTAATCTCCGCAAGAGTCGGAAATCTGTTTTGCATTTTATGCTCTCACGTTAATCAAGCAGAGAAGCGAGAGCACACATTCCACCGAGGATTGTTAGGATGGCCGCAGCAACGGCCCATCCCCTCTGAGAAGATGTCATTTGAGATGCCTCCTTTCGTTAGTGTCCTTTCAGTATACAGGAGGCGTATATGACCAAGCGTCCTAAGAAATTCAGGAAAAAAGTTAAAACTGCGGAAGTTTGTTTGCTGAAACTCGCAAAAGCGCTTGACGAATGCAATAAACATAATGTACAAATAAAGTTGAAGCACGGTGTGGTCTGTTCCGATTACGGATATGTGCTTCCTTTTAAACGTCACTGGGTTGTCCGGATGCTTGTCGATCTGGGTTATAAGTTTGATGATGACGGGGAAGACTTAGATTAGTTTCCGTAGCTGTGCATGCGCTACAGCGGCGAGCGTAAATGAGTCGATGATCCTGCTGGTTACTATCATGTGACGGAAGTCGTCCAGATCAACCCATTGTATACCTGATACTTCGTTGCGGTCGTTTGTTTCTGTTGTCTGAACATCATATTTAGCGTAATACATTTCAACCTGGTTGTCGATGTGCGCTGAGTTAGGTGTGACAGTCCCGAGGTGGATAAGTTCCGCTGGTTCCGCGCCTAGTTCTTCATATAGTTCATTTTTGGCTGTGACTTCAGGGTTACTGTCAATACCTCGTCCACGAGGAATTTCCCATTGATAGCTGCTGATCGCGTATCGGTAGTTCTGCACTAGTCCTACTTGACCGTTGCATACGGGCAGGATCGCTACACCTGGACCTGTGTTGGGTTCAACGATACGAACCCATGTTCCTTCTTTCCCGTCAGGGAAGGCAACAATATCATTGTAGATGGTGAAGAAACGGTTGCTGAACACTACTTGTTCGGTTAGTTTTCTGATCATGCGATGATGTTATCATAAATTCAAGGAGTATATTTGTGGCAACTACGCTGACTGACAAAGGCGAGATGCTGTTTGCTTCGTTCGCTATCGATAAGATGGAAACGAATGAGGACGGCGACCTCGTTGTTTACGGTAAGGCAACAGACGCCACCCTTGACCATGATCAGCAGATCATCGACCCTGTTTTCAGCGCGAAAGCCATGTCGGATTGGCAGGCTTCCGGTGCTAACGTAAGGGTTCAGCATAACCCACAGCGCGATCCTGCCGGTATCGGCATCGAAACTTACACTGATCAGAGCGGCGCTACCTGGGTTAAGTCTCTTATTGTTGAGCCTATCGCTAAGAAACTTGTCGCCAAGGGTGTTCTCCGTGCCTACTCGGTTGGTATAGCAAATCCTACTATTGAACGGGATATGACGGGTAAGGCTCGCGGCGGCATCATCAAAGGCGGGAAGATCGTTGAACTGTCTTTGGTTGACCGGCCTGCTAACCCTTCTTGTGGTGTTCAGTTGGTTAAGTCTTACGGGGATACTCTTGAGGTTTCCGGGGAACTCTTCGGGGACATCACTAAGGCTTTGAACGCGACACTGGTCAAGGAAGCCGGTCCTTCCTACGATGAGGCTGTCAACACTAAGACCATCGATGATTTCGAAGCACCCAACGATATCAGTTTTGATTTCAACCCTAATGATTTGATGCGTATCCTTCAAGAGAAAATGGTTATGCGCTCCATTGATGATGCTGAGCGCAGTGTTCTCGGTAAGGATCATCGCGAGTTTTCCGCTGACCGCAGAAGGCAGCTTGCTTCAGGCGGGAACGCACTTCCGGATGGGTCGTATCCTATTCCGGATAAGGACGCCCTTCGCCGTGCCGCTATCCTGGCGCGCAGTGGGCACGGTAATGTTGCTGGCGCTAGGCGCTTGATTGCTAGAAGGGCTAAGGAACTTGGTGTGGCTAATCCTCTTGACAGTGATGACGCCGAGAAGAATGTAACCACGGAAACCCCTGATGTGGTTAAAGAAGATCACGACGCTATGCCTGAGAGTCTGAATGAGGACGTTTGCGAGAACGATGACGGTCCTCACTCGATCCCGAAGCCGGGTAAGGCTCCTTCCGCAAGTAAGGCTGCTCCTAAGCGTGACGCTGATGGTGACTATGACGGTGATGATGACGATGACGATGACAATGATGTTTCGTCTAAGACAGACACACCGGATGTAATTAAGGACCCTGCTTACGGTGGTAGTTCTTCTAAGCCTAAGGGTAAGAAGGCTAAGGGTAAGAAGATGCCGCCGTGGCTTCAGGGTGACAACGACAATGATGCGGAGAAGTGTCACACTCCCCCGGATCAGGCTGCTGGTGTCCCCGGTCATGACATGGAAGCTGCACCGGTCGGTGAGCTTGTTGAGTCTCCTGCCCCTGCTCATATGAAGGCTGCTGTTTCTCTCAGGTATAAGACTTTGGGGATTGACAGTGATCTCGGTATGCTGCATGACCTGGTTTGCCCTGCTTACCACCCTTCTGAAGTTGGTAAGTATTTCCCTGGTCAGGACATTACGAATAGTATTGACCCGGATTTGTGGCAGCGTAAGGCTCTCGCGGCAGCGACAGGTAAGAGCATCGCTGAGGCTATGGAAGCTCAGCAGGCTTGGCAGGCTGCTTGCACTTTGAAGACCGCTGATCCGGCTGTGGTTTATGATTACCGGCTGGAATTGAATAAGGCTTTCCGGGACGCGAACCCTGGTCCTACGTCTGGTTTGTCTCCTGGTCAGATCAGTCCGAAGAAGTTTAACCGGGCGTGTTTGACTGACGGGCATGCGCAGCGTTCTTCAGGATATGACGGCCCGAATTCAAGCCCTCAGGTGGCTTCCGGTCCTCCGCATGCTAACCATTTCGACCGTCCTCCTCTGGGTTCCGGTCATCAGTCTCCTTCACCTTCCCATATGAAGGCTGATTTCCCGTATCCAACTGAGCAGGGTGTTCCGACTAGCCTTACTTACGGTGAGATTGAGAAGGATAAGGCACGGCGTGCCCTGTCCATGTTCCATGATCACATTAACCACATGTTCCCTTCAGCTTGCCCGATGCTGGATCAGGATGCTTACCGGCAGGAAGACACAAGGAATTCTGTTCCTACACCTGTTGGTAAGACTGCTGTGGTTGAGTCTGATGCTGGCAGTGAAGTTCTCGGTGATGTTTACAAGTACATCCGTAAGCTTGAGAAGAAAGTCCGGGCTGGTGAGATCACTGAGGCTGAGGCACGTGACCGGTTGTCCAAGAGGACCGCCGAGAAGTACGCTAAGTCTTTGCAGAAGCAGATGCAGCGTGGGATGACTTCCCGTGATGAAGTTCTCCGTGCTCTTGGTGTTGAACTGCCTAAGGAACCGGTTGTTAAGGCTGATGCTGAGCCTGTTGTCCAGAAGGCTGTTACGGCTGATCCTACTGGTTTTGTTCCGGGTTTGACCCCGGATCTTATGAAGTCTTTGATGACTGAAGTCCTGAAGCCTTTCGAAGAGAAGATTGAGGCTCAGAACAAGCATATTGAGGAACAGGGTGTCCTGTTGGCTCAGTATCAGGAAAAGTTTGAAGCGCAGGCTAAGGAACTTGGTGAGCACCGCGACCGTTGGGACGCGCTTGCTAACAAGGCTGATCCTATGTCGGCTTCGTTTGCGAACTTGGCATTGAATCCGTTGCAGAGGCCAGCACGTCCGGTGGAAGTGCAAAAGAGCGCGGATGACCGTGTTAAGACAATGGTGATGCGTCAGCTTGAGAGGGCGTGGCGCACCAGCGAGAATCCTGCGGAGCGGGAAGCTGCTTATACTGCCCTCCAGAATTATCAAAAAGGATTGTAAAAGAATAGCTTCCGCAACGTAAAGGAGATAGTGTGGCGGATATCGTTTCCGGAGAGGACATTCAGGCTCCCACAATGGGAACTGGTGCTCCGGTCGGTCAGGTAAACGAGCAGATGGCTTATGCTGCTCGCAGGTCCGATTACGAGGCTCTTTTCCAGACTAAGGCTAAGGATCTGGTTAAGGGTGTCGGGCATATCACCAACAAGGGTGTTCCTCTGTCTGAGGGTAATCATTCTGGTGAGATTCTTACTAAGGCAACTCAGGCTGCTTTGGATGTTCGTACCGCGACTTTGCAGGGTACCCGTAACGCGGATGACGTGCTGAACAGCATGTCCCCGCAGTTCACTCAGCATCGTAGCTTCGCGCCTACTTACTACCAGTTGAAGAACTCCGCACAGTTGAATAAGAGCTTCACCGCAGGGAACCTTGGTTTGAACGGTGTTCCTTATGGTTTGGTTCCGTTTGACTTGCTGGCACCTTCACGGTTGATTTACCCGGTTTACACTTTGTTCAGGAACAAGTTCCCTCGGCCTGCCGGTCAGGGTGCTTCAAGGCAGGTTTACGGTCTGCTTGGTATTTCCGGTTCTCAGACTGGTGGTCAGGGTGTTGTTGACATTTCGATCCCTGAGCTGGTTCAGTCCGGTGCTACTGGTATCGGTGGTACTAACTGGCCTTTGAACCTCCCTGGAACTGGTAAGCAAACTGAATACAAGCTGAATGTGCCTTATCGTTTCTTCGGGTTGACTGAAAGCCTTTCGTGGCTGGCACAGTTCGAAGGGCAAGGGTTCGAAGATATTTCAGCGCTTGCGAACCTGGTTCTGCTTCAGGAAATGATGTTGGGTGAGGAATACCAGATGTTGGCTGGTTCTTCACAGAACATGGCTTCTGTTCCTGCCGCGACTGTCGCTGTTCGTACCGCTGGTTCGAACGAGACCGCGATCACTGGTTTCACAACCAACATTTCTGTGTGGGTTACCGCGCTGAACTACTTCGGTGAGAGCGTCGGTGTTAACAGTTCATCTGCTGCTATCGCAGCCGGTCAGGTTGCTGATGTCACCATCACCCCTGTTGCCGGTGCGCAGCAGTACAACATTTACGTTGGTACAAGCTCCGCTGGTTCCACTAGGACTAACTACTTCCTTCAGGCTGGTACTAACGCTTCCGGTGCTGGTACTCAGACCGCGAACGCTGTTGGTGGTACTCGTTTCACTATTCAGGGTGCTCTTGCTACTGCTAACAACCCGCCTGCTACTGACACCGGCACTGGCGGTACTAACAGGATGGAAGGTTTGATCCCGACTCTGACTGGTTTGTCTTCGAACGGTTCCGGTCCTTACGCGAACGTGGGCTTTGAGTCCGCTAACGTATGGAAGGGCGGTTACATCAACCAGTCTGTTGGCACTCACCTTTCTACTAACGCTATTTTCACTGCGCTTGACGCGTTGTGGGAAAACAACGGGATGAACAACGTTTCTCCTGGTGTGTACAAGGCTGACCCTTCTGAGATTGTCGCTGATGGTGGCGATCTTATGAGGCTGGCTAACGACATGCTTTTGCAGGGTAACTCGTTGAACTACCTGTTGAATATCTCTCAGGATCAGATCAGTGGTATCCGGGCGGGTGCTGCGGTTGCCGAGTTCGTTAACCCGGTTACCCGTAGTACTGTTAAGCTGACCGTTCACCCGTGGATGAGTCAGGGTACTGCTCTGCTTATGTCTTACCAGCTTCCGCAGACGTGGAGCCATGTAGACAATGCGTGGGAAATGACCGTTGTACAGGATTACGTAAGCGTTGCCTGGCCGGTTATTGATGCCACCTTCCGTTACTCGATCTTCCTGTTGGGAAGCCTTGTAGCGCACGCTCCGTTCTATTCTGGAATCCTTCAGGGACTTCAGGTGTCGGACGTGACCCCTTACTCCTAATGGAATCTTTTGACCCCGGAGGATTCAGGTTCTCCGGGGTCAGCCACATATATAGATAAGGAGAAAGTGTGGCTATTTCTGTCGCATGGCAGACCGTGGTTACCGTTGCCACTTCTAACGGTGCGCTGTACACAGTTCCGTCTTCGACATCAGCTACTTTCGCGTATGCAAGGGACCTTGTGGTTACCAACTCTGGTGCTACGACTATCTTCGCTAACGTGACTGCTGCTGGTTCCCCTGTTGCTACCACGACCGGTAGTTATCAGATTCCGTCAGGCGGTTCTTTGATCCTGACTCAGTGCCAGGTTCCTGGCGGCGCAGTGCTTTCCGCACTTAGCCCTGGTACAGCGGGCAGCTTGTCTGTTGGTTACGCAACTAACGTTGCGTACATCTAAAGTTTCCGCAAACTGAAGGATACTTTTCATTTTAAGGAGACTTTATGCCTATTAACTTTCCGCCTGGTACACCGAACAACACGAACGTCGGTCCTACACCTTCTATTGTGTCTTACACTAACCCGGCTGCTCAGTCATCTGTCAGGGTGTATAACCCTGGTAGCTCTGTAGTTTATGTTGGTGTTAACCCGACACCTTCTACGGGTATCCCTATCCTTCCGGGGAACCGTCCTATCGAGTTGCAGAACGTTAACGTTTCCTTGTCGGCGTGTTCCAATTTCACTAAGGGTGCTATCGCGGGTACGATGAGTGCTTCTGCGATTACAGCAGGGTCAACTAGTTTCGTGACTGCTGCTGCTCCGTCAGCGCTTGCTGCGGGCACTACGTTTGTGGTGGGTAACGGTACGGGCGCGGAAGCGCTTGTAGTGGCGAGCACTGCCGCGAACAGCACGGTTACTTTCACGACTGCGTGTTTGTTTGACCATGTTGGTGCATCGGTTATTAGTGCTGCTACATTCACTAACGCACCTATCGTGGTCAGTGCTGGTGTACTGTAAAATATTGGGTAACAGCGTATGCCCCACCATTCCGAATGGTATATACTTGACTCTGAAAGGAGTCGCGAATGACTATTCGTTATGGTGGGGTTATCGCTGGTCAAGAGGAAATTGACGCGGTAACCGAGGTACTTCAGGGTCAGCAGTGGTCTTCTGGTCCTTTGACCACTCAGTTTGAGAACCGTTTCGCTAATTATGTGGGCGCTGGGCATGCTGTAGCGTGTAATTCCGGGTCATCTGCTTTGCTGTTGGCTCTTGCGTCTTTGCATCCTTATTCCAGGGTTGTTATCCCTGCTTTGCAGTTCCCGACGTTGTATTCAGCGTGTGTGTGGTGCCGCCATGATTCTATTATCATGGATATTGATCCTGAGACTTTGAATCTTGATGTTGACAGGTTCGAGGAATGGCTTATTAACGGTGGTCGCGCTGATGCCGTGTGTTTCGTTCATGTCGCCGGGAATCCTGCGGGCATTGTCAGGGTTGAGGCTTTGTGCCGTCAGTATGATATGATTTTGATTGAGGATTGCTGTGAGGCTCTCGGGTCTTATTCTCAGGATAAGATGGCTGGGTCTTTCGGGGATTTTGCTTGTTTCTCAACGCATAACGCGCATCATATCGCTACCGGTGAGGGTGGCATGGTGTTGACTAAAACTTTTGAGAATGCTCAGAAGGTACGTCAGCTTCGCGACTGGGGACGTGACATGTCCCATGGGTATGATAAATATAATTTTGTGTATGAGGGTTTTAACCTTCGTTTCACTGATATTCAGGCTGCTATCGGGCTAGTGCAGTTCGACCGGTTGCCTGATTTCATTCAGCAGCGCAGATATAATCATCAGTATCTTGCTGACAGGTTCACCGGTCTTGCTGATCCACCGGTCATAGAGTTCCCTGTTGATCGGATCGATAATTTCTCTTCCTGGTACACGTTTCCCCTGTTGACTGAGAAACGTGCTTCGCTTGAGAAAGCGATGGAGGAAGCCGGTGTGGAGACCCGTAGGCTGTTGTGCGGGAATCTGGTGAGGATGCCTATCGCGAATCATAAGGGGACTGCTGAGCGTTTCCCTGGGGCTGAGAAGGCTTGGCAGAAGGGCTTGTGGTTGCCGGTTCATCCGAGTGTAACTCAGGAAGACCTTGACACTATTGTCAATGCTGCTGCGAGCGTGTTCGATGACTGAGGAATTCATCCGTCAGGTTCAAAGCGGAATTCAGTCTATTGATGAGGTAAGAGCACGATTGGATCTTGCTCCGTGGGGTTTGCCTGAGACTGAGGAACCACTTATTTTCACTAATCAGGGTCCGGTTCCATATTCACAGTTTTACGGGAAACGTGTTCTATTGACTGGGGCGGGCGGGTTCGCCGGATCTCATGCTCTGGAACATCTTCTGGTTAATACTCGCTGGGATGTTGTCTGCACGGATTCTTTCAACCATAAAGGTAAAACTGACAGGATCGCTGAGGTGCTGGCAGCGCGACCGTCTGAGGCGCACAGGGTGACCGTGGTCACGCATGATCTGACCGCACCGTTCAGCACGCAGGCACGAGAGAAAATCGGGGTCTGTGATTATATTCTTGCTTATGCTTCTCAATCACATGTTGACAGGTCCATAACAGATCCGGTGCCGTTCATTATGAACAATGTATCTGTTATGCTAAACACTCTTGAGCTTGCTCGTATGATGCGTCCTGAAGCATTGTTGGTTGTTTCTACAGATGAAGTGTACGGGCCTATCCTTGATGATATTCCGTTTAAAGAGTGGGATCGGGTTATTCCGAGTAACCCTTACAGTGGTTCTAAGGCTGCTCAGGAAGCTATCGCTATATCTTACTGGCGTACTTATAATGTTCCTTTGGTTATCGTTAACTCGATGAATGTTATCGGGGAACGACAGGACCCTGAGAAGTTTGTTCCTCTTGTTATCAAAGCATGTCTAGAGGGCCGTGAGGTTACTATTCACGGTTCTGAGGGTAATGTCGGGTCACGTCATTATATGCATGCCAGGAATCTTGCTGATGCTATATTGTTTATCCTGCGGAAGCAGTCTCCTGCACCGTATCATCAGTATGCACCGAGTTATGATGTAAGATCTGCGGATCGTCCTGACCGGTATAATATTGCACCGCCTGACAGGGTTGATAATCTTACTTTGGCTCAGATCATAGCTGGTTACATGGGTAACACGTTGAAGTACAGGTTTGAGAGTTTCCCTGGTCAGCGTCCTGGTCATGACGCGCATTACGGTTTGGATGCTGGTAAGTTGTTTGATCTTGGCTGGAAGCAGCCTGTTAATTTTGAGGCCAGTCTTAAGAAGACTGTTGAATGGTATATGGCTCACCCTGAATGGTTGAAGGAATAAGGAGATTACGTGTCTTTGCTGGTTATGATCCCGACCAGAGGTCGTCCGGAGCAATGCGCTAGGCTGATTGAGTCGTTTGAGAAGACAACTGATGACGCTGACCTGTTGTTTCTTACGGACGCGGATGATCATTCGTATGATGACATGGACTGGAAGGGGCATGCGTGCATTATCACGGACCCTCGTCCTACTGTGGTTCAGAAGTTGAATAACGCTGCTTTGCAGTTCATCGATGATTATGACCGTATGGTGTGGTATGCGGATGATAATGAGTTTGTTACTCCGCATTGGGATACGTTGATGCAGAAGACCCTTGATGAGATGGGTGGTTCTGGGTGGGTGTATTCGTATGATCATCGTCGTACGGATATTCCTGAGACGTGGATGGTGTCTTCGGATATTACCCGTGAACTGGGCTGGTTCGCGAATCCTGTGCTGAGTTTGTATTATGTCGCGGATAGCATCGCTGTTCTCGGTAAGCGGGCTAGCCTTCTGAGGTTTTGCCGTGAAGCTGAGGTTCCGCATCATCATTATGAGGTTGATCCTGATACTAAGTATGATGATACGTATAAGGAACACGAGATGTTGTTCGGGAAACGTGATTTTACTATTTATCAGGCTTGGGCTTCGTCCAGTCAGGTTTCTGTTCTTGTGTCTAGGTTGCGCGCTAAGTTCAATCCTGATGTAAAATGGGTACTGGGAAAGGTATAACGTGTGGCATATGTGATGGGTCAGGCTACCTGCCCGACTAGTAATACGGTAGCGCTTTTCACGGTGCCACCTGGTTTGTGTAACGTAACATTCTGGAATGTTTCCGCACCGAACATTTACGTGGGGACCAGCACTGCTGTTACCGCAACTAACGGTCTGGTCTGTCATTCGATTCCCACGAACTTTTTCACTTACGTGGGTTCTAAAGGTGCTACTTTTTATGGTGCTAACACTAGTGCTACTGCTGGTGCTGTTAATTATATTATCAGTACGGACTTTTAGTATGTCACTGGTGATGGGTCAGGTGACCGTACCCGGTAATTCAACTGTTCAGGTGTTTGTTCTGCCGCCTGGCACAGTGAACACTACGATGTACCTGTCTACTGCTATCAGTGTGCAACCTGTTTTTGTAGGTACTTCAGTGAACGTAAGTAGTGTTAACGGTATGCAGATCGGCGCGACCCCGGTTAACGCTGAGTCTTATGTCACGTCACGTGGTACACCGGTTTGGGCTACCAGCGGGAACGCTACTGCTACTACATTTCAGTATATTATCAGTGGTGGAGGATAAATGAAGGTTAATCTGCCGCCTGGCTGTGGTGGTTTCGCTGATGGGAATGATAAGTTTCTCGCGGAACGCGGGCCGGGTTCTTATGTTACGCTTGACCCTACGGACCCTAGAGATGCGCGTGCTTTGCAGAAGCTTAAGAATCAGGACTATGCTAGTGCTGGTCTTGTGGATGCGGGTCCAGAGAAACAATTTATCCGTGACAAGAAACGACAAGGCCGCTGGTGCGCGAATTGCCGGTTTCTGGGTCACGCCTGGATGAAGGAATGTCGTAAGTGTCATGGACCTACAATTGCGGAAGCCGATATGGAGCTTCCCCCGCCACCGAGAGATAGGAACGGAGCGAGAATACCTTAGTATGAGTAAGAGAACCGTGCAGAAGCCTGAGATGAATGATTTTACTGGTTTCAGGTGGGTTGAATGTTATGTTGATACTGCTATCAATCCGGTTACTAAGAATCAGGTTACTCTTACCCCACCCGTACGTATCGGGTGTTACGAGGATTTCGCTAAGTTTTATGATCAGTGGGAAGACTTTTGTGAGAAGGTTCTTTCCGGTCTTGATCCTGATGAGGTTTGTTTTACTTTGGAGTAAAAGAAAACCCCGCACAATGTGTACGGGGTTTCTTCCACCACCACCACAGTAGTGTTACCTGTCCACAAGGCAGATATGCGGATGTCTCCTAGCCTGGTGACACATATCTTGGATTCCCGGTCAACCAAGGGAGATCATCGCCAGAAGACGAATGACCGGGTGACTTTAACCTTGTGGACAGGGTTTTGGGACTGCCGTAGGGGCAGGTACGCCTACCCGGAGTGTCGAAGTTTCGGGATCATGAGCGCCCTTGCACCGGAGGTATGCCATGCATCAAAAAGGGTGTTTAACCCCTACGACAGTAGCTTTACCGGTTCGCTATGCTTGTCCATTCGTCTTGTTGTGCTGCGGGGAGATTTTCCCAGGTAGGCCAGCGTTCTTCGTTGAGGTATGCTTTCATGGCTTCATAGAGAAGCTGACCGGAGGATTCCCAGCCTTCGCCTATCCTGTGACAGATATGCTGGTCTTCGCAGTACTTACACTTTGTCAGAGCCATTAGCAGTCTCTTGCATGACTTGCCGGGTAGCTGTTCTCTGTATCTGTTCGTATTCTTCCGGGGTAAGGCCAGCGAGCAGCGCTGTGACCTTTATATGCTTCTCGATGATTTCGTTCAGGCTGTCGATCCGGCTGTTAAGATAGTTGCACCGGTCTTCCAACGCGATGATGCGCGCCTGATCGGACATATGATCGTTGTGTGTCATGCGGGAAACCACGCGTCCATCTCGTATCCTGGTGTCCAGAAACCATCTTTGGTGGTGTATGCACCGCATAGGCCGCATTCCCACTTAGCTGCTTCTGTCGGGACATGGTATTGCCGTCGTGTCGCGAACGGGATACCTTGCGAAGTGACGATCTCCGCGTCCCCGGCCTTCTCACGGAGCTTCAGCTTGAACAACTCATAGGTTGTTTCTGCTTGCTTCCGGCGATGCGAGGCTACTTCATGCATCCGACGCCATTTCGGGCCGAGTTCCTTCATTCCCTGCGCGTACGGATATTCAGCTTTCAGTCTTCCGGTTTCTTCCTCTACCCACCGGTCCAGTGAGTAACCGGGGGGAAGTTTAAGGGTGAGCAGACCGGAGGGGATTTCTTCCGTGACAGGTGGCATTAGTTGTTCTCCGTTGCCTCAGGAAGCTTATTCCAGTCATCTACGAGAACATCGATGAGAACTTCGCCTGGTTCGGTTGTGTCGCGGAGTTTCAGGAACGCGTTCACACGGTGGTGTACGGGACCGCCGTGATCAACTTCGTGGAACGGGATTGTGATGCTCATGATGCTGAACCCGTTGGGGTCCAGTCGCTTCAGCGCAAGGTCGCTGAGCTGCTGATTCAGGTCTGCCGCCTTGGCGTTACGGGCTATGCGTCGTACGTCACTGGCGGTGAGCACTGTGTGATTATGCATGGCTGCTCCTATATCCGACAGTCCAGCCTATCTGGCGTCGGTACTTATGTCAACGTCCCGTCCGGGACCGTTATTCCCCGTAGAGAGGGTAAGCCTGTGTCTCTGTATGCACGCTCAGACATGATGAGCGTATCGATCCCTGAAACGTCCGGAGGATGCGGGAAAACGCATAGCCGACCCGTGACAAAGGGAGTAGCTAAAAGGGTTTGGGAACTTAACTGCCCGCAGTGTGAAAAGTATTTGCGTGGCGACAGCAAACCTAAAATCATTAAGGTTATCGGCGGGGATAAGAACAAGAGTATCCCCAGCCGTATGGATCATGTTGCGGACTCTGATCCGCATTGGTCTTCCACCCCGGAAACCATCCCGCCGACTCCTGACGAGGAAAGAGTTCATTCTGTGCGTCAGGAAGTCGCTACTCAGCAGTTGCAACTGTTGCAGGCATCCGCTGCTGCTAAGGCAGCGGGTTTCGATATTCCACCGGAAGCTATCTGGCTGCTGGAACAGAAACTTGGCGGCACTGTCCTTCAAGGGCAGATTGATTGTATGCACGGTCATAGTAATCCTCCTGGTACTAAGTTCTGCGGTGAGTGCGGTGTTGATATGAAGGCGCGTGCTGCTGTTGAATCTGTTCAGAAGGATTCCACTGAGTATGAGAAGCTTTCTATTAAGCAGTTGAGGGAGCTTTGCAAGGTTGAGGGTCTTCCGACGAGTGGTACTAAGAAGCAGCTTGTGGAAAGGCTTTCGTAGGTAGGTTTATGTCAAGAGCAGCAGGACTTTGCAGGCTATGCGGTGGCCCGAAAAGAGGACGTGCGGCGCGTACCGCAGCACCGATAGCTCAATGCCATCTTTGTGGTAATGATATCTGCGAGAAACATGCTGTTTGGGACAGTGATTACTATATTTGCGCGAAATGCGCTAGAGCACTAGGGAAGAAGAGGTCAGCCCGATGACGACTCCTATGCCTCTCGGGCTGACTCCTTATATCAGCCCTACTACTTTGATAAGCGCACCTACTGGTATTGATTTCACGACCATCCCGGATGTGGATTCTTCCCCTGCACAGCAGAACGCGGAGCAGTGGAACATCTGCATGCGTGCAACATCGATGGCTGATCAGTACTGCGGTCAGTTGTTGCGTGCTTCCGTTGATATTGAGGTACTACGGGGACCTGATTACAGGGTTACTGTCGGCCCGCAGGCTGGTGGTGGGGTTCCTTCCCCTTATTGGGGGCTTGCCGGGGGTAATGCCAGGGCTATCATGTCACGGTGGCCTATTCTCGCTGTTAACAGTGTAAAAGTGGCTGCTAACGGTGTTTGGCCTCGTGTCTGGACTACTCTCCCAGCAGGTTTCGCTGAACCTGAGCTTCCCCCGTACGGTATTTATAATTCATCTGCACCGCAGGATGATGCGTACGGTGGTCAGGCTATTATTATTGCTCCTGGTTATGTGTGCTGGAATCTTGGCCGTAACGGATACGTTCTTCAGATCTCTTATGTTAACGGATGGCCGCATACCAGCCTGACCGCGAGTGCGGCTGCTGGTGCTACGACTATCAGTGTTACGGATACTACCGGCTGGGCTTTGGCTAATTATCCGGGGACTGTTACCGGGGCTACGGGTACGTTTAAGGACGGCGGGCAGACTGAAACGGTTACTGTGACCGCTGCTTCTGTTACTTCCGGGCCTGGCACTCTTACCTTGTCGTCTGCTTTGCAGTATCCGCATCAGAACGGGACTATTCTCACGACTCTCCCTGAAGCGGTTGAGCAGGCTTGTATTCTGTTCGGGACCGCGCAGGCTTTGACACGTGGTGCCACGACTACGACTATTCATTCTATCGGCGGTCATTCACAGTCCACTGGTGGAGATACTACTATGCTGAACGCGGAAGCTGAACTGCTTTTGCATCCGTTCAGGAGGATGATCTAAGTGACTGTTGCTCATAAGCCGGATGCGCATTATAATTTGCCTCCGGTTCCTACCTGGGTTTTCCAGCCGCCGTCTAAAATGTCGATGGCTTTGGTTATTATCAATGAGGGTGTTAACCCGTTGTATGTGGGTCAGCAGTTCGTCACCCCGTTTAACGGTATGGCGATCCCTCCGGGGCAGCGGGTGAGGATTCCTAATGTTTCTTCCGCTGTTTACGCGTGTTCCGGTGTGTCTTTCGGGGCACAGGCAACAACGGTTGCTACGGTCGCCCCTCCGGGGAGCACGAGTTTCACTGTCGGATCTTCAGCTTCACTGCCTCCTGGTGCCAGTTTCACTTTGGGATCTACTCCTAGCGACAGTGAGGTTTTGACTGTTGCTACTTCGGTGAGCACAACTGTGGTTACTACGACCACTGGTTCTTTGTACCGTCATGCTATTGGTTCTCCCGCTACGGTTGTTACGGTGGCTATCGCTCAGTTGCATGTGACAAGCGGTTCACCGGCTTAGGGGGGTGTATGTCCTGCGGTAAAACTCATACCAGACGGCAGGCGCATAATCATCGCCGTCAGCAGGTTGTTAAACGTCATCAGGTGCAGAAGCATAAGCGTATCGTTATTGTTCAGTCCATTAATGGTCCTAAGAAGCGTCGTACTGTTGTTAAGAAGAGGGTCAAGAAGCGGGTTCAGGCGCGTGGATTTATTTTCAGTATGAAGGCTTTGAAGGCGTGGGAACGTAAGCATCCGTTTAAGAATAATACGTTCTGTCAAATGAAGTTCCGGTACGCTAGGTGGACTAAGGCTCAGATGGCAGCTTGGGATAAGACTCATCCGTTTAAACCGTTTACTCAGGCTCAGATGGAGGCGTGGTTTAAAGCGCATCCGTTTAAGAACTGACTGTTATACTTGCAGTTATGGAAAAGATTTGATAAAGTCAAGAAGGGGTGTATTGTGCCTATCGTTACAGTGCAGTCCTTTCTCCTGAACATTCTCGATGGTCTTGAACTGCCTTACGGGATGCCAGCGTTGGAAGGGAACATAACTCCACCTGATCCTAGGGTTAAAGCTCGGGTGCCAGCATGTTATATCTGGCCTTCTCCTGGTGAGGAGAACCGTTCCAGTGAGCTAGGCGGAACGGTCCCCAGGAACAGTGGTTTCGGTACCCCGTCCGGGACTAAAGGGATTCTGCATCATTTCGATATTTATATTACATGGACTGGTGCTAGGAACAAGGGACGTGCTACTGATCCTTTGTTTCCTGGGATTATTGACGCTGTGATGGCTGCGCTAAGGTATTGTCAGCCGAATCCAGCGTATCTGACGGACCCGAATACGGGTTTGACTTCCACGGTGTACAACGTGGGGGAGATTATGCACTATCAGGTAGGTTTGGAAGATCTAGCTGATGAACGGTTGATGAGATACGATTGTCTTATCAATTGTTCGATCTGGGAAATTATTAACGCATAAGGGAGATGTGTGGCGCTTGGTGGGCCGAACATTTATCCTGGCGTACTCTCGTGGCTGGGAATCGCTAGGGAACTTACGGCGGGTACAGGTGTCCTGCCTGCCTATACTCAGCCACTTGACCAGGGATCATTTGAACCTGAAGACACCCCGAAGTTCCTTCAGGACAAAGCGATCCGAGGCTCAATGACGGACCTGTTCTACGAAACACTTGGTGTTGAGTCCGCGACCTTCAGCTTCGGTGGCCCGAACTTCTTGGACACCCACGGATATTTCTTTGACAACGTATTCGGGGACTTGTCTACAACTTGTAACACGATCACCGGTCCTCAGACAACCAGCACAGCTATCCCCGTAGGCGGCACCGCTATCACTATCGGTACCACTCCTAGCGCTGCTGGTATGACCGCTGGTGTTTATGTGCAGATCGGTACTGCGCTTACTTCTAACACGCCTGCCTCATATGTTAATGAGGTTGTGTTGATTTCCGGTACTGCTGCTGCGAATGTTATTTACTTCGCTACTACCCCGGCGAGGTTCGCGCATCCGAGTGTTATCCCGCTGAATGGTGTTGCCAGCCCTGGTACAGTCGCCGGTTCCACTGTTATCAGCCTTGCGACCGGTACTCAGTTTACTCACCGGTTCGCTTCGCTGAACTCTCAGCTTGGGTATGGTGGTGCTTTCGGCGCTCAGCCTCCTACTCACACGTTCACTGATGTTACGAACATTGTTAACTCGCTGACCTCCGCGACGTACGGTACTGCTGCTTCTAACGTTTACGGTGCCCGTTGGTATCCGTTCAGTGTTTGCAAGAACATTGACTTCTCCGGTAACGCTGAGCAGTTGCTTGGCGTGAAAATGGCCGGTGATTCGTTCTTGTCAGCACCAGTCCCTAACGGCACTGCACCTACTTTGAATGTTACTGGTGCCCGTCCTCTGCCTAACTGGAACTCTAAGGTAACTCTGCTTGACCAGGGTACTTTGACGACTGTCGGTGAATTCAGTGTGTCGTTTAAACGGCAGACTCAGGTTTACTGGACTGTTCAGGGTTCTCAGACACCGTTCGTTATCGCACGTGGACCATTGACGATGGACGGTACTATCCAGTTCGATCCGACTAACAGTGAAGTTCCGTTGGACATCATGCTGCTGAATGCTCAGGGTCCGATGACTATCACTGCGACTAACACGGGTATCCCGAACTCGGGTACTCCGTTTACTCTGACGTTCACTGCTTCGCAGGTTGCGAACATTAAGTCAAAGATTATGAGGTCGAAGACTCTAATTGGTTACAGTAACACTTTTGAAGGTGTTGCTAACAGCAACGATATCGGTGGTTCTGGTGCCCTTGGTCCTGGCACTATCACTCTTGTCAATAATATTCCTACTTATTAAATACATGTCTACTAGAAGAAGGTTGCGAGTGGCTAAGGTAGAACTCCCTTCAGGGGGTTGGGTTGAGTACCGCGATAAGCTTATGGCGGGTGACAAGTTCGCTGTTCAGGATGCTATTTCCGTGGAGTTTAAGGACGGTGCTAACCGTGCTTCTCTCGGTATGCTGAATGATCAGCGGAACGCGTTGCTGGGCAGGATCATCACTGACTGGTCTTTCGGGCCTACACCTGATAAGGTGAAGGATTTGCAGGCAGCGGACGTGGTTATCGGGAACGCGATGGATATCGATGATTATAACGCGTTGTCTGATGCTGTTGAACCACTGTTGAATAAGGTTATGGGGACACAGGTTAAGGACCCAAAAAAGCCATAGATACCTTCCGGCAGATTTTTGTTTACCGTTATCATGGGTACCCTCTGGAAAATCAGCCTTCCTATCCGGAGGGTTTCCCTAACCGGATGATTGTTTACAATTGGTATGCAAGGGCGCATGATTGGCATCCACGGGATGTTGACTTGCTTGATTTGGATGAAGTTGAGTGGCTTCCATTGTTGGAGGAAGCTGCGCAGCAAGCTGAAGAAGTTATTCAGAAAGAAATTGAAGCTCAAAGTAAGCATTAGGAGAGTTCTGTAAGACATGGCTAAGATTATGTGGCACTCGTGTGCCCCGTGGGCTCCTTCAGGTTATGGTACTCAGACCATGATTTGGACGCGGGAATTGCAGAGGCTAGGACATGAGGTTGTCATTAGCACTTACTGGGGCATACAGGGGGGTGCTACACAGTGGGAAGGTATGACTGTTCTTCCCGGATTCGGCCCTAATTACTGTTCAAACTCTTTGTATCAGCATGCTAAGCATTTCAACCCTGACCTGATCATCACTTTGGGTGATGTATGGGTTATGGACGCTAACCTGTTGAGGGAACTTCCGATTGCTCACTGGCTGCCTGGTGACTGTAGACCGATGTCGTTGGCTGACCGGACTGTGATCGAAGCGTCCCGCGCCGAGTTGATTGCTATGTCTAGGTTCGGGCATGAGAGGTTCAAGAACGCTGGTAACCGTGCCTTGTATGTTCCGCATGGTATTGACACTACTGTGTTTAAGCCTTTGGATAATATTGATGAGCTGCGTACAGCTTGTGGTGTTGAGGATCAGTTCATTATTGGTTTGAATCAGGCGAATAATGATGCTATCCGGAAGGCTTTGCCTGAACAGATGCTTGCGTTTGCTAAGTTCGCGCAGAACCATGATGATGTCCTGTTGACGTTGCATTCTGGTGTGCATCAGGAGGGCGGTCAGGATTTGGAATCGGTCGCGGAGAACCTTGGTATTCTGGATAAGGTCAGGATTGTTGACCAGTATCGTTATACTGCGGGTATGATCACCCCAAGTGATTTGAATGAATGGTATAACGTGTTGGATGTTCTTAGCGCTGCTGTGTATGCTGAGGGTTTCGGTCTGCCTATTGTAGAGGCTCAGGCTGCTGGCACCCCGGTTATCACCACTAACGCTTCTTCAATGGAAGAGGTTAACCCGCTGGGGTTGCATGTTGATGGTCAGCCGTTCTGGAATGGTGTGCATAAGGGCTGGTGGTTGTCCCCGCGTGTTGATCAGATCGCGGATGCTTATGAGCAGGCTTACCAGGACCGTAAGAACGTGAATTCCGCGAAGCTGCGTAAGTTTGCTCGTACCTATGATTTCCGTAAGGTTTCTAAAACCTATATGCAGCCTGCTGTTGCTGAGCTTCTTGACCGGATGGCTGAGAAAAAGGGTTAAAATGGAGGCGTGTGGACCTTAATGATCTTCCCGCCTACCTTGAGTCTTTGAAGAAGGCTGCTGCTACGGCAGCGGCACCGGCTGCTAACGCGATGGCTGACGCTGTTAGACATCAGGTTCAGAATGTTGCCTTGAAACAGGTTGCGCATGCTCCTGGCATGTTCTGGAAAGCAGCGCCGATGCGACCTCCTGCTTATGCTTCCGGGGTATTGTCTAGAAGTGTACGGATGATTCCCGCGTCTGGGTCTCTTTCGTTTGGCACTAACACTGCTCGTGGTGTTGCTTCTGTCAGTGTGGGTGCTAAGTATGCTGCTATTCAGGAGTTCGGTGGTGACACTTGGCCTTCTCGTGGCAGGTATATGCACTGGGTGAATACTGGCGGGGAATGGTATATGACAAGGGTCACGATCCCCCCTCACCCGTATTTCCGTCCGACTGTTGACCGGATGATCCGTAATGGTGATTTGTCCCGTGCCGCTTATCAGGCTTTCTGGGTCCGGGTCCTTCCCTTTATGCGAGGGTAAAGGGCTCGGCCCATTATTTTTTTTAGGAAGGAGGTGTTAGTGTCCCGGATCTGCCGCCGATTAGTGAAGATTTCACTGCTAATGCTGATGGTTATCTCGCTGCTATTCAGGCGATGATTGACCAGACCAGTGCGCTTATCGGTAAAGTCACTGAGCTTAAAGGTATCATCGATCAGCTTGATGGCAAGACCATCGCTATTGATATCGGCGGTAACGCTAACGCGCAGCTTGATGAGATAGCTAATAAGATTAACGCGTTGGACGGTAAAACTGTTGTTGTAAACGTTGTTTACCGTAATACCGGTGGCCCTGACATTGCTCCTGTTGTCCAGCCTGTCATCGATAAGGTTGTTAACCCTAATACTACGGGTACTTTGCGGGAACAGGTTCAGAATGTTATTGTCACTGAAGGTGTTACTTCAGCTAAGGATGCTGCTGCCGCTGAGTATATGCTGGCGATGGCTGAACGGATGCGAGCTAGGACCGCTAGGGAAGCTGCTGACGCGGAAACAGCCAGCACCAGGGCAACTTTTGATTCTACTGCTGCTACTTTGGCTTCTATTGACGCGACTCTTGCTTTGGCGCGTTCCGCGCGGCTTCTCGCGGATGTTGAACGGGTTGTCGGGGATGAAGGGGAGAGAGGTACCGGAGTATTTACCCGGTTGATGGGGGTACTTGCCGGGGTTGGGATGGGTGCGGTCTTCGCTGGCGGTGCCTGGGGTATTCTCGGTGGTACTTTCCGTGGGGTTCTCGGGAATATAGGTTTGCTGCACCTCGCGTTTGATGCGCTACTTGAAGGTCTCATCCTTCTTGTTGACATGGCTATTGTGGTTGGTATCGCGTTGGCTGGGATGGCTCCCGCTGCGCAGGATGTAGCTAACCATTTGAAGGCTGTTTTCACGGTTTCTGAGGCTTTGCATCAGACCATACCTCCGTTGACCGGGTGGTTTGAGAAGTTGCAGCATCAGATGGCACCTGGTGTTGTCGAACTGTACGGTGCTGCGTTGAACGCGTTGAATAACGGCGCGTTCAGTCAGATGGCTCAGACCGCGATGGCTGTTGAACATATCTTTGAGACGTGGGCTGCGAAGATTGATATCTGGCTTGCGGCTAACGGTAATTTCGGGAAGATACTTCAGAACGGGACAACATATCTCGCTCAGTTCGGTCATTTCCTCGGGGAAATGTTCATCGCGATTGATAACCTGCTGAAAGCATCCCCCGGTACTATTCATTTCCTGCTGGACTTCTTTGAAGCCGCAGCTAAAGTTCTCGATGTTATCACCAGTCTCCCCACACCGATCCTGATGGTTGTTATTGCCTTGCATTCCATGTGGATCTGGGGGAATGTCCTGTTGACATGGGCTGCCAGAATGCTTATCTCACTGGTGAACCTGATCCCGGTTATGGCTGCGCTTGCTACTAACCCGCTGGTATGGGTTGCTATTGCTGCCGCTGCTCTGGCTTATTTCGCGTTTCAGGCTACTCAGGCGTCTGTTGGTGCTAAGAGTTTCGTTGCTTCAATTAACGCAGCGGTTAACAGTCTTCCCGCATCACAGGCTGCTGTCGGTGGTATTACCGCTGCGATTTCCTTGCTCAACGATCAGATAAAGCTGACCAATGCCGGGACTGTTTTGCAGCAGTGGGGTCATGGTTTCTCCGGGTTCGCGTCTACCGCGCAGATGGTCGGGGATGACTTGCAGCAGGCTTTCGGACGCACCATTAATATCTTCAAGGACTTCTCAAAGGGTGATTTCCTTGGTGCTGCGAAGCAGGGCTTTGATGAGATAACTAACTTCATCTTCCACTCGGACAGTGCTGCTGCGCAGGCTCAGAAAGACATTCAGCTTTACAAGGGTGCCATCGTATCTTTGACCGCTGAACAGGCTGGCTTGTTCCAGACCGCAGGCGCGGTTATGAACACAAACAAGGTTTCATTCGTTGAAGCTTTGGGTTTGATGGACACTGCCGGTGTTAAAGCCAGTGATGGTTTCAAGGTTGCTTTCCAGATGGTTGAGAACCTGATCACCGGGTATAAGAATCTCGGTCTTCAGGCTGGTCTGCTGGGTTCGGCTGAGGCTGCTGTCACTTTCCAGACGGAACAGCAGAACAGTAAGATCAGCGCGGTTACCCAAGCGTTCTCCAACTTCATTAACATGCTGACCGGTGGTGTCAATGCACTGAACACCTGGTCTGTGCAGTTGCAGGCTGTTTACAAGGCTGCCGGGGACGCTGCCACCACCCTTTCCATCTCCAATGGTCGCGCGACTCTTTCAATTCAGAACTTGGGGCAGGCTGCTAACGACGCGAAACCGTATATCGGCGGTCTAGGCGCTAACAGTATCGCGTTGTCGCAGGCGTTTAGCCAGCAGATCACTAATGGTACTGCTGTTATTAATAACCTGTTGACTTTGGCTTCTGCTGCTGGTATGGGTGCTCAGGGTACTAACCTGGTTGCTCAGGCTGGTAAGGATATGGTAGCTGAATTGCTGCCGATGGCTAAAGGCAGCCAGCTTGCTACTTCTTTGCTGTACGGTTTGGCTCAGGTTGCTGGTTATCAGGGTGTTGATTCGTTTAAGGCGCTTGCTCAGTGGGTTGGGAATAACGTTGATCCTGCTAAGAGCCTGAACAGTATTGTTACTCAGCTTACTATTTCTGCGTCTAACCTGACACAAGATGTTAAGAATCTCGCTGCTGCTATTAACACGAACCTGAACACTGCGATGGCTGCTGCGATTGTTCAGGCTGACGGCGGTCAGCAGGCGTTTGATAACGCTGCTAACGCAGTGCAAAAAGCGCATGGGCAGATGCAGTCTCTTATCCCGACCGCTCAAGCGCTTGCTAACACGATTTACAATGCGCTCGGCGGAAACGTTAACGCTACCAAGAATGAGTTCATCACGTTCTATCAGGCTATGGGTGTTTCAAAGCAGGCAGCGAACCAGTTGTGGTCTGAGATCGTGAACAACCTGACTCCTGCGTTGAAGAACATCCCGACGATGACCCGTGTGCAGATTTTGGCTCAGGCATCCGGTACAGGTGGTGTGACCATTATGGGTCAGAACATTTCCGGTGCCGGTGTGGAACAGATTCTTCTCCGTGGCATGGGAATGGCTCAAGGTGGTAAGATCCCCGGTTTCGGCGGCGGTGACCATATCCCAGCTTTGCTGGAACCGGGTGAAACTGTTGTTTCTAAGGAACATTCTAAGGTTCTCGCTGGCGTGTTCCGCGCTGCGGGGGTTCCTGGTTATGCTTCTGGTGGCCTGGCAGGTGCTATTAACGCGTTCCCTGGGAATGTGTCTTCTGTTGTACAGACTGACGCTATGACAGGTGTGGCAAGTGATCTTAAGACTGCTATCACCGGTCTTGTGAATCTGGCGAAGAAAAACTTCTTCAATTTCGGTAATCAGGGCGGTCCTGTTTCCGGGACTGCTTTGCAGGCTGCTGAGATGGCTTCTGTGATGGCTTCTCAGATCGGGTGGGGTGGTGCTCAGTGGGCTGCTCTGAACGCGGTGGCTATGCGGGAATCAGGATGGTCGATGACCGCGCAGAACCCAAGTTCAGGTGCTTATGGTATCGCTCAGTTCATTAACGGTCCTGGTGAGTATTACCAGTACGGGGGTAACCCTTACACGATGGTAGGTCAGATAACAGCGTTCTTCAACTATATCAGAAGCCGTTATGGAACACCTGAAGGTGCATGGGCTCATGAAGTTGCTTATGGATGGTATGACAATGGTGGTTATCTTATGCCTGGACTGACAATGGCTTTCAACGGAACCGGGCGTCCGGAGAAAGTTTCTTCTCCTGGTGGCGGTGAAGCCACGGTTATTCACAACATTATTCAGGTGGACGGTAAGACTATTTTCGAGTCCACTAAACCTTATGTTTATCAGTATAATGCAAGGAACAGTGGTAACGGTAATATTAACGGTACCTGGCGTCCTTAAAGGGAATGGTTGAATTATGACATCACATGTTTATGACACTGGTATTACAACTGCTTTGAATAACTTCGGTACCCTTTTGAATAACGGTACGTTGAAGGTGTATACCGGTGCTCAGCCAGCCGTTGACGGTGCTATCACCGGTACTTTGCTGGCAACTGTTAACTTCGGTGCTACCGCGTTCGCAGCGGCCACTGCAAGCGGTTCTGGTGGCAGTATGGCTGCTAACGCTATGACCGCTGGTACTGCGGTTGCGACTGGTACAGCGGGTTATTTCACTTTGTATGAGAACGGCGGGACAACCGTCGCGACCGGTGCATGTGGTACTTCAGGTGCAGAGTTGAACCTGAACACAACAGCGATCACTTTGGGTGACACTGTTTCTGTTACTTCTTTCACGGTGACAATGGCGCAGCCGTAATAGGTAAGAATTTTATCTGAGGGATTAGCTATGGCTAATAATGTCACTGTTAACTTCACCACTGCAATCGCGGCTACCGACCCGTTGGGCCTTGGTTTCGTATGTTCCGAGTTCGGCGGCAGCCCTGTTCCGATGGTCGCGGACAACACCTGGTATACAAACCTTAAAAATCTTGCACCAGGGCATGTCCGATGCTCTATCGCCTGGTACGGAGGTGCCCCTGGTTACGGTGCGGGTGGCAGTTCCCGTGCGCATAACACTGCTACACCGTTGATCAACGCGATTAAAAGCATGGGTGCTATCCCGTTGGTGTCATTTAACGGTGACAGCGCTGACAACAACTTCTTCCCCAACGACGGTGGAAGCCTCGTACACTATTTTAATGATAACGGGGGACAGAACGGGGGGCCTATTCATTACTGGTCTATCGGTAATGAAGCTGAGAACGCCGGTCAGGCTTCCATTAACACGTATGAAGCAGGCACCGGTACCGGTAACCTTCAAGGTTCAGCGGTACAGACCGCGAACGCTATGTGGAACGCAAGCAACGGTATTGTTATCGGTGCTCCCGCAGCATCTTACTGGGATACAGCGTTCGTAGGGTGGGCTGCCGCTAACATGCCGCATCTCGGCGGTCTTTCGTACCACGCATATGATGGTGCTAACACAAACGGTACTGGTTTCCCTACTGACGGACAGTACTACACTCATATTCACTCTGACCTTCCTGGCATGAAGGCCGGGGTTATTTACGGTGTTGAGGAGATCAACTGGAACGGTCAGGGTTACGACGGTTCCGCTAACTGGTATGACTGGGTTAACTGTAACTATCTCGCGGATGCTGCCGGTCAGATTTTGTCTGCTGGCGGGCATATGACTGTTTACTCTGACTCCGGTACTTCTTTCGGTTTGATGAATGACGGGTCCGGTAACAACAACCAGCCAGGCGGGAAGTACACTACGTTCCCTGCTTATTGGGCTATCGGTATCTGGACTGGGATGAACGGCCAGTTCAAACGGTATTCAGGGCATTTCGTTTCCTGCACGAACACATTTACCGGTCGTCTTGTAACCTCATATGCATGTGACAACAATAAGATTGTTATCTGCAATAACGATGGTGTCAACCATGCGCTGAGCATCGGTCTTACTCTTGCCGGTGGTGCTACCTCCGGTTCTTATAATGTATGGGCTTCTAATGCTACTACTGCTACCAGCCCGATCACTAAAGTTGTTACCAGCGCAGCATTCTCCGGGTCAACGATCACTTATACGATTCCCGCGCATACTGTTGTAAGCATTGATATCACTCCGGGCGGTGCAGGTGGTAACACTGTTACTGTCACGAACCCTGGTTCACAGTCCAGTGTCGCTGGAACCGCTATCGCAACGTTGCAGATCAACGCTACTGATTCTGCTGCCGGTCAGACTCTTACTTATACGCAGACAGGGCTTCCCGCTGGTTTGTCTATTGGTTCCGGTAACGGTCAAATTACTGGTACTCCTACCACTCCCGGCACTTACACTGTTATCGTCACCGCAACCGACACTACTACTGCTAATGGGTCCACATCATTTGTGTGGACTATCAACCCGGCTGCCGGTAACGTTGTAACGGTCACTAACCCTGGTAACCAGACCGGAGTTAACGGTACCGCTATTCCCACTTTGCAGATTGTTGCTACGGACTCTGCTGCTAACCAGACACTTACTTATTCTCAGACAGGTCTGCCTACCGGTCTTTCGATTAACTCTGCTAGCGGTGCTATCACCGGTACCCCAACCGTGACAGGTACGTTCAACGTTGTTGTCAAGGCTACAGACACGACCACTGCTAACGGTTCCGCTGCTTTCACATGGGTTATCTCACCTTCAGGGGGACCGGGTACAACAGTTGTCCTGAACAACGATTTCCGTGAAGGCACAGCAGGAACCGCTATCACAACAGGTAACTCTGGTGGTACCGGGGAATCCGCTTTCGACGCTGTTACCACTACGAACAGTGCTACTGTCACATATTCCGCTACTCAGGCTATTCACAGTTCTCTGTCAATGGCGGTTACGACAACCGCTGTTGCCGGTGTCGCGTCTACTACCTGGTCTACGTCTCTGGGCACGCAGACAACGCTTTTCGGACGTGCATACCTGTACCTGACTGCTTCCCCTGCATCCACTGATGCTATTTTCCAGCATCATCTTTCTGGTGCTTCCACCTGTAACATTCAGATGACGACCGCACGCCAGATCGCGATTCAGGATGCTGCTTTCGCAACAGTTCACACTCTTACAAGCACTGTTCCTACCGGGCAGTGGGTGCGTGTTGAGTGGGAGATTATTTTCTCCGCAACGGTCGGTCGGATAATAGTTAACTATTACGCTTCTGCTGATTCCCTGACAGCTACAGAGTCCTACACTTCTCCTGCTACACAGAACTTTAACACTGGGGCTAACTCGATTGACTGGGGTTGGACTAACGCCCATATCAGTCAGCCGATCATGTACATGGCGAACCTGAACATGAACAATACAGGTTTCGCCGGTCCCGCGAACAGCACTGTTATCCTGACAAACAACTTTGAAGAGGGGTTGTTGCAGCCTGCCAGTGGTCCTTTTGAGTACGGTTCTGTTACACCTGCTACTTCAGGTTCAGCTACATCAAACGCGTTCGACGGGGTTACCCAGCTTCCGTCTACCCCGGTCAACCTTCCTTTGTTCTTCGCGGGTAACCCTGGTACTGCTGCGCACGGGGCTGTCTGCGCTCAGCTTTTCACCACAGGCGGTACTGGCGGTCAAGGTCCGGTTAACGTTTTCTGGTCTACATCCCTGGGGACACAGAACACGGTTTACGGCAGAGCTTACATCAGGTTGAATGCTTACCCTGCGGTCGATGATACTCTTATCCAGTTTATTTCTTTCGGCGCTTACGGCGGTGGTATCCTGTTCACCGCTGCTGGTTCACTGGGTATCCAGTCACAGGGGTTCGGAGAGTTCTTCAACGCGATCAACAACCTGCCTATCTCGACTTTCTTCCGTGTTGAATGGCAGGTTATCTGCGGTGCAGCCGGATCAGCTTCATGTACGGTTAAACTGTTCACTACAGAAGACGCGATAACGCCTACAGCAACAGTGACCGATACTACAGGGCAGTACGGTGTCGGTGGTGTAATCAACCAGGTTAACTTCGGGTGGAACACTGCTCATCCTAACCAGCCTGTAATGTACCTTGACGATCTTGGATTGTCCACGGTCGGGTATATGGGTCCTGCCGGTGAACAGGGAACAGGTACTCTTGCTATTTCCAACCCTGTGTTCTCCACAGCTAACAGCGGTACCGACTCCGGGAACCTGTTGTACAACAACCTTGAGGGCGGCACTAACGGTACCACTATTACAACAGCGAACTCTGGTGGAGCATCGGGGCATGCTTTCGATGTCGCATCGGTTACTAACGGAACCCTGATTTACTCTAACGCGCATTCCGCGCACGGTTCTCTTGCTGCTGCCATGTCCACGACCGTAGCAGGTGGTTCCGCTTTGATCGGGTGGACCACGTCTCTTGGTACTGTTACTTCCCTGTACGGCCGGTTCAACTTGTATTTGACCGGTTACCCGAATGTTGTAGATGCGAACGTACAGATGAAGGGTACGGGTTCGTCGTCTGCGGGTAACGTGCAGATCGATACTACTGGTCATATTATTGCGCAGACACCTAGCTTCGCTAACGCGTTCACGTTCACGAACGCGATACCGTTGAACCAGTGGGTGCGTATTGAATGGTTCCTCCAAGGTGGTACCGCTGGTAACGCACAGTTCACTATTAACTATTATGCTTCTGTTGATTCGATTAACGTTACTGAGACTCACACTGATACTGCTAGCGCCTGGGGTGGTACTGGCGGGACTATCGATGAAATGGACTTCGGGTGGACTAACACTCACCCTAGCCAGCCAACTATCTATATAGATGACCTGGCTATGTCCCCGTTCCAGTTTTTGGGGCCTGCCGGTATCCCGATGACCGGTGTTTACTCTTTGCAGCCGTTCCAGTTTTCCGGGGTATGCATTGATACAGCGGCAGCTAAAACTGAGACTGCTACAGGTTCGTTTGCTTTGCAGCCGTTCCAGTTCTCAGGGAACGCCGCTGACAGCGGTCTGCTGTTCATCCAGAACATTGTTTCCGGGAACGTTGTCAATGATTATGGTTTGGATAATGTTCCTTACACTGTTGTGCATCCCGGTACAACTTCAGGGTTGCTTGCTTACGTTGGGTGGAATGTAGCACAGTTCCCTTACCAGTCTTCCGGGAAAGCACCAGCGGTCAACGTTACTGACTCTGCTGGTAACCTGTGGCGGCAGCTTGGTATTTCCACTATGTCTACTTCCGCGCGTGCCGCTATATGGATGGCTGACAACCCACGGCAAACAGAATGGGTGTCTGTAGCGTTGACAGGCTGGGGTTACTCTACTTCCTATATGATCATGGAACTGGATAACATGTCCCCGGCGATGGCTAACGTAACTCTTGATTTCGTCAAGACCTTCAACAATACGTCACCAACCACCACTATGACTATAACCGGGGTGCCTTCAACAACTGATGTTGTGCTGGGATGTGTTGCTAACGGTGGTGCTTCCGGTGCTTTCACAGTCCCATCTGGCTGGTCTGGGCTTGCAGCAGTCGGTGGTGCGCTGGCTGCTGAGACAACTACATACGCGACGTGGATTCCGCAGACTGCTTCAACTGTTACGTTCAATCCTACATGGGCTAATAGTACTCCTACTTCCGGGGTTATCGTCGGTTTGAAGCGTACTGCACCTGCCCCGGTTCAGTCGAACCCGAATATGCCTGTTGTTGTTGTCGAAGCTGCTTTCGGTGCTACTCCCGGTGACTTTACTAATTCTGTTGACTATACATATGATGTTAACGGGATCACTTGGACTGATATTAGTTCCCGGTGTTTCTCCAAGGGTGATGACACGACAATCAGTATTAAGCGTGGCCGTCAGTATGAGTTGTCTCAGGAGGAAACCGGGGAAATAGACATCCTTTTCGACAACCACGACGGTGCTTTCACTTACGGGAACACGTCCAGTCCTTACTACAATATGGGTATTAACCGGGGATGGTCGTTCACCGTCGCCGGGACTCCTCTTTCCAACAATTATTTCATCATCCCGACCACCCAAGCGGGGAGTGTCGGCACCGGGGACGTGTTCAACAGTATTAATGTTACCGGTGGCCCGTTCACCATCACTACGTTCACCACAGGTTCAGGATTCACGAACTGTTTCTTCACGCCTAACGCTGGTTCTGCTCTTAATAACCCTGATGTGGTTAACCAGCTTGCTGTTAACCTTGTACAGCCGGGTGTGCCTATCAGGATCACTGCTTGGTTTGACGGGGTCCAGTATCCTGTTGCTTTCGGTTATGTTGAACGGTGGCCGCAGGGGTGGCCTGACATGCCGCAGTGGGGTTTCTCCTCGCTGACTGCTGTGGATTCTTTCGGTCCTCTCGCGTCTACGAGCCTGCCGTCTGCGGTGGAAGGTGATATCAGGAAAGACTCACCTTATGCTTACTTCCCGACTGATGAACAGTATTCGTTTACCACTCAGTCTCTTACCCCGGTTGAAACTCCGTTGGATGCTAACGGTTTGATCGCGGTTAATAAGGCTGCTGGTAATGCACGGTACGCTGCGTACCGTGATGGGTTTGATCAGCCTGTCACCACCGGTCAGGCGTTGAACCTGATGGGTGATCAGGACACTTCCCTTGGTGCTGCTACTTATGTGGGACAGGAATTCAACGATAATGGTCCCGGATTGTTCTACTTTGACCCGAACATCCCGACGAACGCTAACAGCGGGGCTGCTACTTATGAGTTCTGGTTCCTGTGGGGTGGCACTAAGCAGTTCTCTTGCACGTTGTTCTCAGCGTGGGGTCGTCCGTCTTCTTACTGGACACCTAACTCTTCACCGACCGCTGGCGGGGTTATCACTGTCGGGATAAACACTGGCAATAACAGCGGTTCCACTGCGATTACGGCAGGGCTTTACGTTAACGGGCTTGCTATCGACGGTGGCAGTTTCAACCAGACTACGTTTGCGCCGCAGCATTTCGTGATGAGTATCGGCCCGAATGGTACGTCTTGTTACCTGAATGGCGTGCAGACTTCCACTCACCCCTCTATTCAGGTTCTCCCGCAGATCAGGGCTTTGTCTTTGGGGCCTGCTAGATTCTCTTACGATGTTTCTGATATAGTTGTTTATAATGGGTTTAATTTCGCTGCCGGTCATCTAGCTACATATGCTTATAATCTTACTCCTACACAGATAGCGAACCATTATACAAGTGGTATTTCAGGGTTCGCTGGTATCGCTGCTCCGGGACGGTTCGCTCAGGTAATGACCTGGGGAAGACTTGGCCTGAAACGTGGCGGAACTGCATGGTTCCAGCAGTACGGGGTGTCTGAGGGAACATACATTTCTGAGGCTTATTCATATGAGGGTACGACCGGCGCTGATGTTATCAACCAGTTGACCACTACTGAAGGCGGAAGGTGTTTCAGTCAGGCTAACGGAAGTGTTGTTTATGTTTACCGTTGGTACCTGTATAACCAGGGTTCGCAGGGTACTTTCGGGGATGCGTCCGGGGAACTTCCGTTTGAACAGGACACTTCGTTCTCTGTTGACAACTCGTTCATCTATAACCAGGTTACGGGTACTCAGACCCGTGGCCCGAACCAGGATTTCTACACGTTTGAAACTGATTTCAACAGTCAGAATCAGTTCTTCCTGAGATCTGGTTTGCAGTATCAGTCTTACGCGATGACTCCGTTTGATGTTTTCGACAGGGTGAACTGGGCTTCTAAGAAGTACGCTCAGCCTGCTCAACGTGCGGTCACCGTGAACATTGACGCTGCTAGATCGCAGGCTAAAAACCCGAATGTGTTCCCGACGATCCTCGGTCTTGAGTTGAACCAGAATATCACGATTAACAGGCGTCCTATCGGCGGTGCGACTATCTCTGTTACCGGGACTATTCAGCAGATCACTCATGAAATCGGTGCTTCCGCGTGGCATACCTCCTATCAGGTTACCCCGGTTATCCCTGAGAATAACACGTTGTTCGCTGATACCCCTAACCAGAATTCCCCTGCTAACCAGTATCTTTCGTGGTGATATAACATGCCTATTCAGCCTTCTACCTGGCATACTAACTTCCCTATTACTGCGCATCAGTTGAATCAGGATCTTTACACATATGACGGGACGTATTTCGGTGCGAACGGGGTTATGTTCCATTCTAACCGGCCTATCATGGCTGAGTCTTTCGGTGTTTTCGGTGCAACAGCACAGGCACCGAAAGGCGGGGCTTTCACTCAGCTTGGCAGCCTGACCAGCGTGTTCACTAAACCGGGTAACGGGTCCGGGATATCCATTATCGATAACGCTGCCTTGTTCGGGACGGGTTCTGACGGTCCCGGTGATGAGGCACGTTTCGGATCATCGGGTGCGGTGGCTCCTGGGTCGGCTGGTGCTGCCGGTCAGCTTGGCGGCTGGCAGTTGATGATTAACTTTGTTCCGTTGAGCAACTTTTCCGGTACCCAGAATGTGTACGGGAACTGCTGGATTCAGCAGGGGAACTTGCTGCTTGATATCGGGACAATGCAACAGGGGAACGTTAACTTCGGTAACGCGGGTTTCGCTGTTGACCTTATTCAGCGTACCCCGGATGCACCTAATCAGATATACACTCCCGGTGTATTCCTGCTGGACCCGTCTAGTCAGTCTATCAGTGTTTGGGGTAGCACTCTTTCAACAACCGGTTGGGTTGGCCGGTTCACTGAAATATGGATGGGTGTATGTAACGGGTTCGGCAGTGTAGTCACGAGTATTCCTGCACCGATTACTTCTATCGGTTCCGTGACAACGTTGAGCGCTGCTACATTGAATACGAGTATCCAGCAGACACTTAACTTGCTGAACAATCCGCCGATGCTGAACTGTCAGGTGCAGAACACGAACGCTATCACAGCTAATAATGTGACTACTGTTCCGTTCACTGTCACTCCGTTGACTGATAATTTCTCCGGGTATTCCACGTTGACCACTACGTATACAGTGAAGCTTCCTGGTATTTATTTCTGTCACGCGAACATTATTTACGGGATCGGGTGGAACGCGGGGACCGCGATTGTCGGTTTCCAGGTTAACGGAACGAATTATTGGAGCGGTGGTTATAACGCTACCCCTGTTGCTTCGCAGAATACCGGGGCTGCTGCCACTAAGATGCTGGATTTGCAGGCTGGGGATACTGTTAAGGTTGTTACCCAGACATCCACGAATTCTAACTTCGGGAATGCTAATGTATCGCATTTCATTATGGCGTGGATGGCTCCTATCAACACGAGTACTCAAACATGGGTTCCGCCTGAGGTTACCGGATTCCAGTTCCTTGCTGCTACCCCTCCGGGTAACGGTCAGAATCAGCTTGCCGGGTTGATGAACACTAAGATCGCTAATGATCTTAACTTCCTGTTGAACCGTCCATATCTGACGGTTCACCAGGGGTCTGCTCAGTCTGGGTTGCCTGCATCCACTTCGGGGACATTGGCGTTCATTAACTATTCAGCTATCTCAATGACCGCGAATACCGGGCTGGTACATGGAAGTCTCGGGGATAACTACGGTGGTTACTCTACCGCTTCAAGTACGTATACAGCACAGGTTCCAGGGTGGTATCTCGCGGTGTCTGAGATTAACGCTGCTACTACAGCGACCGCTAACTCGGGTAGCGCATTGTCAGCGGGTTTTTCTGTTCCTACTTCGGGTGGCGTGTTCGCACCTACAGGGTTCGGTGGTCCCCCGGATTGGTATCAGACCGCGACTGTCGCTAATTCGTGGACTTACCCGACCGGTGCTACTGCTATCGGTTTGTATTACCTGCTGGCCGGGGAAACCATCACCCCTATCGGTGTTAAACAAGCGTTGGCTGGCGGAACCTGGGGAACGGACGTGTCTCATAATTTCTTGTCTCATTTCAGTCTTATCTGGCTGTCGAATTAAGGGAGGGCAGATGACAACTCCGTATGATCCGTATGCGTCGGCTACGTCAGCGCTGCCTTCTAGTACACAAGGGCAGATCCCTGGCGGTATTCTGGGGCTTTCCAATGTTACGGTTAACACTTCACAGTTGAACTTTGAATCTGGTTCTAACGGAGGTATGTTCGGGTACTCCGGGAACGCCGGTCAGGGAAACCTGTATTTCTCGTTCGCACCGGTAGGAGGTACTGATCCTTACGGGAACACTTACGGTGCTGGTCTTAACGTTCAGTCCGGGCAGCTTCAGGGTGTTTCCCTTGTCGGCGCTGTGATGGACTCAGCATCAGTGCTGAATGGTTCCAGTCTTCAGAACCCGCAGATTTTGGTGCCGACGATGAACGGGGGGACTGCTGCTTCTCTTGTTCATACGATGACGAACACGAACGGTCAGGTACTCGGATATATATCAGGTTCAACTTCTGTTACTTACGCTACTAACGGTTTTTATCAGTGGACTGCTCCTACCGGGGTTACTACTGTTCGTGTGCAATGCTGGGGTGC